CCTGCTTCTTTTGTAAGCAGTGCTGAAATTCGCCATGTAGCGAGGGCAAGAATTAGGTAAGTCACGCAGCTATCGCTCCTACAATGACGGAAGGATCATGGGGGGAGCCGGCGCCGGCTACACCCTTGATGCGATACATGGGCTTGCTTTCGCCGTCCAGAAGACCAATGAACTCGTAGGCATCCTGCAGGAACACGGTCTTTTCCTTGTGAACACCGTTGTTACCAAATCGATAGTTGACGCCAGGATCTACGCGGGAGCGCAGAGAGAATGTCTCGGCGATCGGACCCATGTATTCCAGTAGGACCATCTGGGTGGGATCGGCGCCATCCGGGATAGGGGCGACCGCAGAGAAATTGCCCGATGACGACATCTGGCTAACCGGTTTCCCCGTTGGTTTTTTAGGTCCACCACAACCACAGCCCATTTTTACACCTTCTTTCCTGTACTTTGCCCATTTTTTATCAAGATAAGCCTTGATATCATCAATTCTAGCATAGTCCTTCTCTCTTTTTGTCGACGTTTGTAAACGGTAAACAAAGAGAGGTTCGGGGATATTGTAAGCACAGTAACCGAGTGAATGCACGGCAATCTGGTAATCCCAGTCTTCCATGCCGGGTATTTCAATATCGAAACCGCCCTGCAGGTCTTTCACCGCAAAAGCTACTTCTCGCGGGACAAGGATAGAAGATCCCGGGTAACTCATGTGGAAAGGAACTTCCTCGTAAGTAGGATCTTTGTAGGTATAAACTTTCTTTACCTTCCCGTCGTCCTGGATCAAGTCTGAGTAGATGATGCAATTCTTATTCTTCTCGGCGTATGCAACCGTGCGCTCGAGGAACCATGGCAGCCAGTAATCATCGGCATCCATCCAGACGATGCACACCCCGCGGGCGTGCGAGAAACCGACATTCCTGGCGGCAGCGGTGCCCTGATTGCCCTCCATGTTGATAACCTTAGCCCATGGAGCGCCCGGTATGTACTTCGGCCAGTCCTTGCCAGTATCGTTCACCACAAGGCATTCCCAGTCCGGGTAGGTCTGGGCTTGCACAGAATCAAGGGCATCGATAAGCCACGCATCGTGCCCGGGTCCGCACGTGATGATCACGCTGACCACGGGATAGGCAAAGTCGTGGACGTACCAGAACTTGCCTTCAGGAGACGTACCTTGAGCTCCGAATGGAACGATCGCTGCGTTGGGGTGCATGCCAGAGAATTTGCGTAGCGCCTCTACGCCCTTCCTGTAATCCACAGCACCTAGACTCCATGGGAACCAAGCGGTCCAATCGGGTTCTTTACCAAGCGTGTCCCACTCGACCTGCCCCTTGCTACCAGTACGCTGGCGATGATAGTAGGTGATGGCTTCTGTGACTTTCTTCGCCCTGAAACCAAGCGATGTAACTCGGCACCAGAATTCGGCGTCCTCTTGGCGCGTGTTTCTGACCCTGTAGCCACCAGAACGTTGCAAGACTTCCCGGCGCATCATGACACAAGATGGGATCTGGTTGAGATGTGCCATCTGCTCGATCCAGGAGTAATTGAGTGGCGGCCAATCGGCGCGCTTTGGAGAACCCTGCACCTGCTGCACAGTCCCATTCTCTTCGACCATGCAGAGATGACCGTAAGCGATGTGGATGAGTGGGTCATTATCCAACCCCTCCGCCTCTAACGCCAGAGCGTTCTGAGCCAGCCAGTCGTCGGCGTCTAGGTGGCGAATGTACCTGCCGTGTGATTTCGAGAAGCCGAAGTTCCTTGCGCCCGGCAACCCCAAGTTCTCTGGTGTCGCAATATATTTGAAGCGCTTGTCATACTTCGTATAGGTTTTCACAATTGCCTTGGTAGTCGATGATTGCGCATCGTCTATTACCAAACACTCGAAATCTGTTAATGACTGGCCGACCACTGAATCAAGACAGGCCGGCAGGTACTTGTCGAGATTGTACGCCGTTATCAAAACGCTCACTTTTGGGCGAGTCACTACATAGAACTCATCGTAGACATCCTGGAAGAGATCGGCATACTGTTTTATCCTCGGTTCCCACTTCCAACGGAAGCGAGCATCGTCGGCAGCATTGATAGAGAGGCGCTGGCGTTCGTCCAATGTTTTCTGGATCGCCCAAGCGAGTTCTGCATAATTACCTGGCATGGCGAGATAACCGGTTTCGCCTTGTGTAATAATTTCTGAAGACCCTCCCCAACCCCAGCCACAGACAGGCACCCCACTTGCCATAGCTTCGAGGGTTTGGATCCCGAAAGTCTCCCGGGCGGTTCCCAAGTAGGCGCCGGCGTTGGCGATGACGGACTTCATCTTCTCGTAAGACATCGTTCCGATTACTTTTACATTCTTTGTCTCGCGTCCGATGGTGGTAAGAAATTGGACGTTGGGAAGGAGTTCTGCCACTTTCTGCATGTCGTTTGGATCACTCACGTAGTCCGCACGCGCTTTCGCCCAGAGCACATAGCCGGCGTTCTCTTTCAAAGGAGTGAAATCTTCCGCATCCACCCCGTGGTAGATCACTTCTGGGTAGAACAGTCCGCCGCGTCTTATGGCATTTGCCACCCATTCAGAGGGCGCTGTGTGCGCGACAGCCATCGACATTGCCTTGACGAGCTCACCATTTACTTCCTGCATTCCTTCGCCCCAAGGCTGACGGGACCACATCATGCCGTGGCTGGTGTTGACTATCGGTATACCCTTCATCCAAGTCTGCATGCCACCGTGGTTCTGGATGATATCTGCGTCCTCAATCCTGGCGACAGACTCCACGCCGAATTTGGCGAGATGTTTGTTTTCAGCCTCTACAACTCTCCTGATTCCACCATTATCTGCGTGGTCTGGGGAGTTTTTGTAATTTGGGGAGATGAACACCTTGATGGTCATTTCTGTGCCTTCCACCATTCGACTGTCTTTTCGAGACCTTCCTTCATTCCAACTATTGGCATCCATTGCAGAAATTCTGCGGCAGCAGTAATACTCAGTACAACTTTCTTGCGAGGATCGTCTTTCTCGTCGTGCGGCCATTGATAATCGGTTTCATAAATATTGTTCAGATGGACTCCGATGACGTTCACCGAGCGACCAAAACCGGTGGCGATATTGAAAACACCACCGTTGTTATCCATATAATTAATGCCGGCTACGCACGCCTGGGCAACATCGTCAACGTAAATGAAATCTCTTAGTTGTTCTCCGTCACCGTGAATGAAGAACTCGTCGCCCTTCTCGAAGTGGCGGATCATACGTGGGATGACCTGGTTCTGACCCAAAGGAATCTGGCGCGGTCCGTAGACATTGCCGAAACGCAATACCACGCTGGCATCGCCCGGCATCAAATTGCGCACATAAGACTCGGCTGCCAGCTTAGAAATGCCGTATGGATTTTCTGGGATACGTGGCCATTCTTCGGTGAGGGGAAGGTCGGACGGGTGGTTCCAATAGACTGCCGATGTGGAGGAAAATACCAATCGCTTCACGCCAATCTTTTGAGACGCCCGCAAGACGTTCAAAGTTCCCATGACGTTCACGTAGCCGTCCCGGATCGGGTTGTCGATCGAGTCACAGATGGACGGCTGGGCAGCCAGGTGAATGACTGTATCTGGTTCGAAATCCACAAACTCAGCCACCAGATCGTACCAATTGCCGACGTTTATCTCGCAGAAATTGACCTTGGCGGGTAAATTATCACGCCGACCAGACGAGAGATCATCCAGGCATAAGACCTCGTGGCCCTCCTTCAAGAGCAGATCGACTACGTGGCTTCCGACAAATCCGGCAGCGCCCGTCACAAGTACCTTCATGGCATCTTCCTTTCGTTAATCATTTTACGAACCTTGGTTACAGACCATCCAGTTTCTCTGTGGTGGTAGTAGAGAGGTATCATTCCTTTAGCCGTGATGTGTTCATCCGCATAATCGTCGCCGATAATGCGGATGTCTGGCTTGATGTCGAGGAGAAGCAAGACCAGATCATTCTCGGTCTCGTAGTACCGAACCTCGTCCACATAAAGGATGGACATCAGGATCTCAAGGCGTTCCTCGCGCGTGAAGATGGGATGAAACTTAGTCTTCGGGCGCTCAATGGACGGGTCATCCTGCAATGCGACGATCAGATAGTCGCAGACCTTCTTGGCGTCCTTGAACATGCGTATGTAGCCCGGGTGGATGATATCGAACGAGCCAGCAACGATGCCCCTTTTAAGCATATTGAAACCTCTGCCGGCAGACACTGAAGCCCATGGCTTTCAACCGTTTTTCCATGAGAGTGGCCGCGAAGACGTTGGAGGAGTGGATGAGGATATTTGGCTTGCGTTTCTCTTTGGGCCATGCTGTCTTTTCGAGATAGCGCACGATCTCCATCCCGCTGTACTTGCTGTCGGGATCCATGAACTCCTGACCCGACAGGTCGTGATCGAGAGACCAGGCGTGCCACTCCTCATTCGCCATCAGGCGCAGGCACTCGGTTACGTTTGTTACGATCGTGACAGCGAACATAGGGGAGTAGAGTTCGATGGCAGCGTGTATGCGCTTGCTTCTGTCGTCCAGGAAAAGTAATTTGGGCTTAACGGCAACCATAGATAACCTTTGATCCTTCCTCTTCGATCTCAAAGAATATACGGCGCATTCCAACGGTTAGTTCAATTGCGGCATGGTATTTGGGCTCGGCGAACAAAAGCAAAAAACCGCCTCCTCCGGCGCCACAAATTTTGCCGCCAGTCGCACCTGCCTCCATGGCTTTCTCGTAAACATCGTCTATCCATACATCGGAGATCCCGGGAGCCAGCTTCTTCTTCAATGCCCAATTCTCATTCAGGAATGGCCCCACTGCCTCTATGTTGCCATCACGCAACTCGCGGGCGAGATCAAGAGCTAAATCACGCATGTCCAACGCCGCAAATTCAGCGGTGCCGTCCTGGGAGATGTTTATAGCCTGCTGGTGGAGTATCTTCGACGCCCTGCGAGTCTTGCCGGTCCAGAAGAGCAGGAAATAATCCTGTAACTCCAATATGTCCCCGTTTGTTATGAGCGGTTCGGCGCAAACACTGCCGTCTTTGTGGAATTGGAATAAGTGCAGGCCACCGTAGGCTGCGGCATAAAAGTCCTGTTTTCCAGCGCCGTGCCCACAACCCAGTTCGGCTAGGTAAGCCATCTCGGCCAAGTTGCCGGTTCCGGGAATATGGTGGAGTGCATTGAGCAGGCCGACAGCGAACGAACTGGACGAACCCAGGCCCGTACCCTCGCCCGGTATATCGGAGACCGATGTGATCTCGAGTCCGGCCATCCCTTGCAGGCATGCACGTGCGATGTCGTGCTTCAACTGCGACGCCTTGCGCACGTTCTCAGTCTTCGAGTAGGAAAGCCGGATCTGTGTGTCAAATTTCTGATTAACCGTTACATATACATATTTGGATATCGCAAAACTTACACAAGCACCGCCGTGGCGCTCGTAAAATTGGGGGAGGTCAGTACCTCCGCCGCAGAGGGAAATTCTTAAAGGAGTCCGGGTGATTATCATATTACGTGGAGAAGCAAATTAAATTATCCCATAGATAATCTAAGCTGGAATTACAGTTGCTGAACAAGAGGGCTAGGTTCATCGTGGCCTCACGGTTATATCCGATTCCACGAAGAATCATTTCGTTATGCCAGTACGATGCGGGCCGGCACGCGACGTGTCCAGCGCCGACTTGACCTGGGCGTGCTGCCGAAAATATGACATAGTGCCCAGAACCTTTTTTTAGATTTTTTACTATGGTGTCGCATAGCGTTGCGTGCGCAGACTCATGAATATGCTCTGCTACTTCCACGCACCACACAATGTCTACTGGTTCGGGGGCCTGCCAATAATCAACCAAGTTCATGTGAACGAAGCCCTCGCCCCAATCCGGTTCAACCAATTGGTCCAGTCCATAAGACCGAACTCCTAGTTTTTGAGCCAATCTCACCATTACGCCGGTACCACAACCAACGTCCAAAAAGGATTCTGGTATTCCTAAATAAGCAAAAAGAACCAAAAGATGGCGAATGTTGTTTTTGTCCATTTCCTCCAAACCATCCATCCAGACCTCGGACGACCTGCCGTCATAAGTTTCAGACATCTTCCCGTCCTTTCATCAATCTCTGCAATGCCGTTTCGCCCATGTGGGTTCTTGCCCAAGCCTTGGCAAAGTTTACGCCGCAACTGCGCAGGATCCTCTTGAGTTTGTTCTTGGCATAGGAGTTGGACTTATAGAACGCGTAGCGCTCTTTCTTGTGGGCGGATGTCGACATATTCTTCCCGCCCTTGCGTGTTTGTGAACTCTGCTTTTCAGGCATTACCAAGTCCTCGCATTTCCAATATGATTGAATATGCCCCACGCCGGCTGGTCGCACGGCCGCCAGATGTTGGGGCCATCCTTCATCCTGTGGAACTTCGCGTCATAATACACTTCGATATCTCCAGGCGAAACGTCGATGGCAAATAGTCCATAATACTCGGTGAAGCGCAGGTGTCTGATATGCGGGTTGCCCGAGTAACAGAAGGGCCGCGAGCGCAGGTATTGAAAGTAGTGAGTGCCACGATCCACAACGACCTGCAGGATGTTATCAGTGGTCAGCCCACTGCATCGTATTATACCCACATCTTGGCGATCTTGGAGTGTCCACATGAAGGGTCTGATATCCATATCCTGTTTCAGCACCCAGTCGTCCTCGAGGAGCATGATGTAGTCGGAGACTGAGTGGCAAAACCTGAGCGCCTTGTTCCACCCGATCCCACAGAAGGGACTGTTGGGCATAGAGCGCTCGTTGTGATAGCCGGCGATCTGGTACCCGCCGTCCGTGATCGTGCGGAAGATGACATCCATGTGTTCTTTCGGGGATCCATCATCGGCCACGTAGAATGATACGAGTTCCTTTGGATAGTCGAGGTGATCGACGATGCCCTGCACGGTCCTGACAGCCATTTCGGTGCGCATGTAGGTCAGCAGGGCTATGCAGAGCTTGGGAGCAGGATAGGAAGCGTTGCCGCCCTGACTTTTGCAGTCCAGCATGAGTTCCCAGGGTTCAGTCATAGCAATAGCGGTTGGACTTTCGCCAGCCGGCGATTGGTCATATCGATGTAACTCGGATTGAGTTCGCAGCCGACATAATTTCTGCCGTGCTTGATTGAGACTGCGCCGGTGGTTCCGGAGCCGCTGAAGGGGTCAAGAACAGTTTGGGGGACAGGAACTAACGGTCCTTCGGGATTGTGGATGTCGATATCGTCAACGCAGTCACATTGAGGCTGCCAACCGGTGGTTCGTGAGGGGTGTTCGTCTTTCCAATCCTGATATTTCTGCCCCATTCCCATGCCAGTTTTGTTTACAGATACCTTCCCATCTTGTGGCTTATTTGTATTCGTGAATACATCAATAGGCGGTTCTCCTGCCTTCTCTACCACTCTCTTCCATGCCTTCCCGCACTTCGGGCATTCGCCCTTCTCGGACGTGCCAGCAAGTATGCAGGGTTCTATCAGGTCGGGGGGAAACGTGGCGAAATGCGCTTCTCGGTATGGCTTAGTGGTGACAGTCCAGACATCGCGCTTGTTGCGAATACGGACGCCTTCGGAGTTCTTATTCCAACGAGCGTGGCCGTTCTGGGCGAATGATTGCGGTTGCCCATTCGGCATAACGCCATCGTAAGATTTGATTGCGCCCTTGAATTGTTCGTCCTTGCGCCCATCGTAATTGGCGGGTTCCGCTATCGCCTCCGCATCGTAGTAATACCGCGCCGACTTGGTAAGCAGGAAGATATACTCATGCGACTTGGTACATCTGTCTGTAACGGATTCCGGCATTGGATTAGGCTTCGCCCAGATGATGTCAGAGCGTAACCACCAGCCATCGGCGCGCAGGGCAAAGGCGACCATCCAAGGAATGCCGATAAGGTCTTTGGGCTTGAGTGCCGATATATGCCTACCGGGATATTTGGGTTGTCCCTCCTTCAATCCTCCGGGAGCATAGTCCCCGCCAGCACCACCACTCCCGTTGTAGGAATCTCCCAAATTCAGCCAAAATGTGCCATCGTCTTTCAGCACTCGCTTTACTTCTTGGAACACGGCGACCAGTTTGGCGACATAGGCTTCCGGCGTTTCTTCCAAACCAATCTGGCTGTCCTTGCGGACTGCTCCACACATCTTGCATGTGTTTTTATAAACACCACCCCGACCTAGTGGAAGTGTACGATCGGTCCTATCACCACCATCTGGGGCTTGGGGATTGTGATCACACTCCGGATCCCCGCCTTCCCATTTTGCAGTTCCATAGTCCCGGAGGCCATAAAAAGGAGGCGAAGTAACACAGCATTGAACAGAACAATCGGGCAAAGTTTTCAACGTTTCCAAGCAATCGCCTACGAGCAGTTGTACCGATCCGTTGTTATCCATTGGCGAGTAGGTCGAGCAGTTCTTGCTTGGTGAGTTCGGGGGCGGTGTCGCTGATCAACGGGAGATAAGGGGCGTCGTTTTGCTTGGTAGTGGTAGGGCGCAAATCCCTGGCTTCTCCCAGTTTGCCATAACATCGCTCGCAGTACCAAATCTCTTCGAAGGTCAGTAGAGATTCGTGAACCTTTTCGCCTGGGCGGAGAGGGATGATTACAGCCGGGTGCTTTTTCCACTCTTCCTCGTTTTCCCAGAGGGTGTACTCAGCCAACTTTCCAATGGACAGAGCCGGCAGGAGCGGGATGAAGATGTGGCCCGAGGGAAGTTCAAGGGCATCGAGAGCGTACTGAACAGCTTGGCTGGGTGATAGCCAGAACCTCGTCATAGCAGGACTGGTTATCTTGATCGGCTGATTGTTTGCAACACACTTTCGCCAAGTTTCTATCACAGATCCATTGCTCTCTAGGACGTTTCCATACCGGACTAAGTGGTATTGGGTTTTGAGACCCAGGCGCGAATATTCAGCGAATATCTTTTCCATGAGCATTTTGGTTGCGCCATAACAATTCGCTGGGTGCGCTGCCTTATCTGTGGAGATCCCCAAAACATGCGGGGTGTCCAGTTGCATGGCAGCTTGGCAGACATTCATGGAACCAGTTACGTTGACCTCAAACGTGTCTGCACAGTTGAATTCGCTCTCTGGGATATGTTTTTTGGCTGCCAAGTGAAGAACGTAGTCTTTTCCCACCATTGCATTCATTAGGGTTGCGTAATCTCTTACGTCCCCTACGATCGACTGAACCTCGGGGTAATCTTGTTTTATCTTGTGGTGCTTTAGAACATCCCCAGAGTAAATCGTAATTCTGCAATTCCACTTTTCTTTGATGGCCCGATTGATGATTGCCCTGCCCAGCGTGCCACTTCCGCCAGTCAATAAAACTTCACCAGTTGGTATCATAACGCCTCCAGATCATTCTGATAACCGAATTCGCCGAAATACTTAAGCGAGGCCAGATTGTAGGCTTCGGCCGCTTCCTTCAGGGTACCGAATATACCGATATGAATTTTCTTGTAATCCTTTCGGATAGTTGCCCTAAATCTCCCCGTCGTTTTTACCAAGTCGACACCCTTCACGCCCAACTTGTTATTTGACTTTGGTCCATCATTTGCTATGTTCTGGCTATGAGTACAAAGACGCAAGTTTTCGTGTCTACAATCAAATGTATTCTCGTTGTGAATATGATCTACCTCGTCTCCTTCTTTTGCCCCCATAACGAATCTGTGCAATAGAACTTGTTTTCCGTTTATCCAAGCCCCAGCATATCTTCCAAAGTTTACATTCCATCTATATGGGGAGATAATCGCAAAATCGCAATCATCAATGATTGCTACTTCATTTGATCCATTCAATGAGATTTGTACCATGCTTCGCTCTGTCCTTATTGCTTCCTTGAAGGGCATAATGTGGCCCACGAGGGGAGGGGAAGCGGCCTTCTTTTCTGGTCGATCAAACCAAATACCTCATGGGTCACATTATACACTCAAAGGAAGAAAAAGACAATATAAAAAAGGGAGGGGATTTCTCCCCTCCCAGTCTATTGAGAGGAACGTCACGAATTGAATCCAGGTCCACTCAGATTCCATTCTGAATACGGAGAAGGAGCGGGTCGGCCGGAAGGTACTCCCCCGTTTACAAAGTAGTTCTGGCTAGGAAGCGGGTCATCGAGATGCTGCAATGGAGCATAAAAGATGTTGGTGAGTCTACCAGCCAACTGCGGAGTACGCAGGATTAGCCGTGGCTCAACCTTGGAGATGAGCTCTATACACCAATTATCCGGAGCCTTCAGCCCCCACAAGAACACGCCACCGTCGGACCAGAAGAACGTGCCGGCATGTGCGTCGCCAACTGCGGGCAGTACGTCATTCCGGTAGTCGTAGTGTTCCCAGTAGAGCGTTCGAATGGTTCCACCGCGAGCGCTGAACGGCACGATGTAGATGTCGGAGCCGAAGCTGCCGGCCGCAATGTTGCCGTTGGAGGTCGAGTTGTCCTCAGCGATGCAGTTATCGATGATAACCGGCACCTGGACGCCATCGATGTACAGGAATGAACCTGTGCGCATCTCGGTCTTCATGCGGAACATGGCTTCCGTACTGAACGAACCCTCTGAACCCGACAAACCAGTAGCCGGGGTAACGGAAGCACAGCGGTAAGTCAAGTAGCGGCATGGCCAGATCTCGGTCAGAGCATAGAAGAGCTCGTCGCGCATGACCAATCGGAGATCCACGGGACCTAAACCTTGGCTGTTCGCCTTGGCCCTCAGGATCCGCATCATGGTCGTGAGTACACGCACGATGTCAGGATCGGTCGTCCGGTCAACAAGGCCATTGAAGTCCTTGATGTCCGAGCGCAGGCTTGGGCATGCAGCACCGGTCAGGGCGTCGATCTTGGTTGTACCGATCAGCAAGTCGAGGCCGGGGAATTCTTTGTAGCCACCACCAGCCGAGTTGTTGGCCGGGTTGCCCGTATAGACCTGCGGGCAGAACCAGCGCTGATAAGCCACGCCGACTTCCACCAGGCGCATGACCATTTCGCGCCCGGCAAAGATGGCGGATTGGTTCTGCAGACCGAAGAAGCCTTGCATGAGCCCACCCATCTGCTCAACCAATGGACCATTCACGACGTTTAGATCGTGAAATTCGCCACGGTTCTGGCGCTGTCCGATATGGTTGATCTCAGCCTGGCGGGTCTTGAACTCTTTGCGTCCAAACACGGTGGTCTGGATGCAGGTTTTGAAGTTCGCGGCAGCCACGGGATCATCACAGACGCCGTTCTTTTCCTGTTGATCACTGCGCAGGAAGCCAGTGATGTAGGGGAACAGCGGATTGAGATCGTTGGAGGACGCGATCGGGATCATCTCGCCCAAGGACCCGGTAATCTGGGTATGGGTCGATATGATATCGCGCTCGAGACCCTTCACACCGAAGAGTCCACCAGGACCATAGATGTACGGTCCGACTGGTGCGCCCACGGTCTGGGCCTTTCGAATATTCTCAGGCTGCATGTACTTCCCGATGACTTCGGCAAAAGCCTTCATCAATTTCTCGGGATCCTGAGTCGCATCGACTTCTTTCAATTTAGGTAACATACTTCACCTCCTACTTGGATTCAATGACAGGCGCGGTCTGGGTAATATTGGACAGCCAATATTCCTCGGGAACGCCCGGTAAACTCTTTTTGAGATCGCCGTCTTTCTTGTCGTCCTTCAGAACGGTCTCTGTGGACTGCGAAGCCCGGTTCTTTTGCGACCATGAGAAGCGAGCGGCTGGCGGGGTCAGAACCTCTGCCAACTTCTCTTCCTGGGTGCCCTGCAGGGACTTGACGAGTTCCTCAAGAACGGGCACTTTATCCATGGCAGCCTGAGCGGATTTCACAAAGGCTTCCAGCCCAGGAACGTCCATTTCCTTCATCACCTGCGCCACAAGCTCTTCAGCCGTGGGGGCGTTGATAATGGTGGTGACGACTGTGGGAACAGGAGTGGGTTCAGGAACAGGAAGGGGTTCCGGTTCTGGTTTGGGAGCAGGCTTGGGATCATTAGAATCGATGACCTTCTCTTTGCTTTCCACACCGGCAGCATGAAGAGCCTCTTTCTTCATGCCAGTCTTTTCGATAAAGGCTTTCGCCTTCTCTTCGCTGCCCATGATCGATGTCAAATATTCTAACTTGTTATCCATACCGACCTCCTTAACCAGAGTTTCAAAATCAGTGAAAGGATTGGCCGCATTTGCAAGCGGCAAATCAGAAACTTCGTACATGCGGTACTTCGTAATGACGCGCGGATCCTTGGCATCTCTGCCAAAAACGAACGAGCCGTGCGACATCCCGAGGTCTTGTTTGCTTTGCGCCTTCAGTAATCCCGCTGCTTCCTGCTCATTAAGTATACCACTGGCTATCAGGAAGCCATTCTCATACATCATGAAATCCACGGGTGCCTCGCGGGCAGTCCCCGGAGTGTGCCAAGATACAGACACAGGCGAAAGATCTTTGTTCTTCTCCCACCACTCCACATATTCCTTGTGAGCGTCTTCCGAGATGATGTCACCATCCCAATCGACGAAGTTGTTGGAAACCCATCCCACCCAGCGCCAGTCGTTCTTGGCGTCTTTCTGGACAAGGATGGCATTCCGTTCTTTAGCCGTGCTCGAACCGATCCCCATTTTCTTGGCGGCAGCATGGATCTTGGGAAGCGCAGATCGAGCATCGGATGCAGCAGATCCTCCACGCTTCATCATCTGGGCAGCACGTGCAAGCGCATTACGCACATGAGCCTTGTCGCTGAGGTTATCTATTCCGCCAGAACCTAAAACACGTTTGGCGACATCTTCCACATATTCGAATGCCGACATGGAGCGTCGGTCGTGGGCAATTATGGCTTCGAGCTCAAGCAGGTCGAGGTCTTTCTGCTCATTCTTGATCTCGGTCGTTACCCGGGCCGCAAATTCATCCGCCACCAGTTTCATGGCATCGGCTTTCTCGGTAGGATCGAGATCTGGACTGTGAAGGATGTTGCCAACCAAATCCCGGGTCTGCCAAGTGACTTCCATAACGGCATCAGCTTGTTCTTCGGAAGCCTTCATTTCATCGAGTTCAGCAAAAGAAGTCGGACCTGGTTCGACTTGATATGAATCCATGGGCATCATGCCCATATCCTTTTCAACCGGAGACTCTTCCGCCGTTTCTAAAACGTCCAGTTCCTCTTCATCTTCAAGATCGGAGAGTTCCTGGGCTTTTTCGATTTTTCTCTGGGCCACCCTGGCCTTCAGTTCCTTGCGGTGTTGTTTCTTCTGGTCAGCATTCATAAGAGTCCTCCATATAATTGTAACATGAAAGATAAGGTCTTCTCATTTTGTCAAGGGTGAACGGAAGAAATAGCGTCCTGCATTTCTTGCTGGAAGATCGGATCGTACTGCTCGCCGATCACTTCGTCGAACGCACGCGCTTCGAAGCCTGGATGATGTACCTGAAGTGCCGTTGCATAGGGTCCGTAGCGAGCGAAGGCACGGGAACCTATGATACGCGGACGCGTGGACGATCGGTATCCGGTCTGAAAGCGTAGAAATCCCGGCTGGCGCGGTACCATGTGCGCCGGCGATCCCATATTCACCAATTTATATTGTTCAGCATTGATGCCAATGGGATAAACCTGCATGGCAATTCGGTCGTTGGTGATCTCTTGGTGCATCTCGAAATCTGGGGGATTATTCCAGCCAGTTACGGTTTGCTCAAATAAATGCCTGATCCCGGGGCCTGTGTCCCTTTGTTGCGCGCGAATAATTGCGTTCCTAACATCCCTCGCGTTGAGTATTTCATCTGGAACAGTGATTTTGATCGATATCCTAATGGGCATTATCCACGCCCATTAAATATCTTTTTTAGGAAACTTTCTTTTCTCAATCCTGCGCCGGCATTAGGTTCAGGCGGTCCACCACCGGTGCGGGTCTGGTTATCAGGATTGGTACCACCCGTACCGCCGATCGGTTGCTTGGTTGGATTCAACTGATCCAGACCATAATCTTCGGGAATACCTGTCAGTTCCTTCGCGGTGTATATTCCACGCTGAATCCCAATGTTTCTGGCCGCCAGAGGAGAAAGAAAGAAGTTTCGAATTGCCAATGCCATTTCTTCCTGGAAAGCCTTGCGGATAAGTTGCTGGTCCATTGAGCGTTGTTCGTCCCGATCTTCGAAGATCATCTCGTAGCCACGGGGGAGTACGCCGTAATTTTTGAAAGCCTCGGCGATCTTCATGAACATCGCCGCTCCCTTGCCCGATGACTTCCGGTTCAAGGTCTGGGACTGATTACTGGATCCTATGCCGCCACCGGGGAGTGGGGCGAATTCCTGGTAATCTGTACCTAAGCAGGATGCCAAGCCTGTGATGTACCACTTCATGTCTTGGTCAAAGTCGAAACCCTCGGGTAGCCCAGCCAAGTCGATCGTGGCCGTAGAGACCGGTTTCTCTGGGTCAAGACTCGCGAGGATGACTGGATCGATATAGCGTTGCTGCCCAGCATTATCCGCCTCTTCCTTGGTGCGCTTCTTTGCGTCTTCCAAGTCCATGCGAGATACGCCAGAAACGACGTGGATGGCCTTGAAGTGCCGGCCACTTATCTTCTCGTCTTTGAACATCAGGATGCTGCGCATGATCTGGGCGAGCCTGAGCACGCGCGTAACTCCACAGTACCCGACCGAGTTCATCTTCTCGATAGGAGATGGGAATTCAGAGAATGGGATAACCTGATACCACGCCAGTTTATGAACGCCACTGTTCCTATCGGTATAGATGACCGGATATTCGGGATTGCCGGTCCGCTGACATTGATTCGAATCCAGATGGGCGATGCCCAATACTGGCGCGAGTTCGTTGGTGAACCTGCTATTCGCATCAATACCCGGGTCTCTGATGAGTTCGATAAATGCTCCGTTGTCCTGGGTGTAGAGATCAAGGGAGAACTTCTGTACGAATCCTGTCCACCCGAACATGTCGCCCGAGATGGCAGCCTTCAGCATATCAGTAAGCAGTGTTTCGACTTTATCCGAGCCACCCCTGATCTCCCACTCATAGGCGGCGTTTCTAAACGTGATATCGGCCAGGGCTCCAGCGAGGTACGATTCTGTCGGCCAGAAGTCACGAAGTTGGCGATCCCTGACTGCTGGCGATCGTCCCCATGGCGTAATAGAATCTGCCACCGAGGATATGATCCAGGTGTAGATCATATTTCCGCCGGTCATCGCACTTACATCGGGCGCGACTTGAACGCTCCGGGCAAGAGCATCGCCGGGGAATTGGCTTTCGGGTGTTAGAGCAGGTGTTCTACCAGGAGGCATGTTTAACCTTTCGTGCCTTTCCAAAAAAAGTGGCCGACGATAACGCCGGTAGGCTTGCCTTCCACATCAATTTCCTGAAGCTGCTTCACGACACCGGTCCGCTTCTCAATCGCAGCGCGGACACCAACCGGGAGATTGAATACCAGCTTGGCAATCTTCGACAGCGGCGGGATCTCGGTGAGTAGCTTTGTACCGGGAGAGCATTCTTCCACACACACAAAGCCGGCCCTGTACTTCACCATTTCCTTGCCAGTCTGCCCACACTTCAGGCAATGGATATCATTGTGCCTAGTCGCGTGCGCGGTCAATATGTTTTGAACCGCCGTGACCCGCAAGGTCGTCCCGCATTGGCTCTGTACTCCCGGCAAGATCACGTGTGTTGGGTTGCAGAATGGGCATTGGACCAGTACACCCTTCTTGGTCGCTTCCACCTTGGGGGGCAACTCTCTCGTCTTTACATCGCTTCTCTTCGGTTTGTATTTCATCGCTTCCTTTTCCCTTTCTGATGAAATGTTCCATTTATTTACACCGTGTTTAACCAAGCCACGCCGCCTTGTGGCCTATTGTCCGGCCCAACTCCGGCGTAGTATAGATATAATCTACCGGCCACCTCAAGCAGTACCAGGTCGCCGACATAAGATTCGTCAAATCTTCCAGCGATACCACTCGGTGACAAGATTAATCCCGGCCGTTTTTCCCAATACACCCCATCGGGGGATGTGGCATATCCAAATATTTGAGTGATTGGTGTATCAGTTACATAGATGGAATAAACCATTTCGTAAACGCCGTTTTTGTTTTGTATGACCCAAGGGTCAAAACCAATCCTGACATAGCCGTAATCCCAATCTTCTGGATTTCTCCCGAGAGCAGTTCCTTGATATGTCCACGTTAATCCGTCCGCAGAGGTAGCATATTCCATGCAGTTCAGGTAAGAAGCGCCATTGTTCCAGTAGTACATAAAATATGTTGCACCTATTTTTATGACACAGGGGCTGTAAGCCCCCCCCAAGGCAGTGGGGCCGGTATAAATAGAATCAACTTGATATCTTGTCCACGTCACTAAATCTGGAGAGGTCGCAAGCCAAATTCTATACTGTCCAGCTGAAGGAGCGGCACTATAATACATATACCAAGTAGCGCCGATTTTTATAATAGATGGGTGTGCAAGATACCCTGCATCTAATCCCCCACCAGCACCAGCAGTAAGTACCGGATTTCCGGCATACGGTGTCCAGTTGACTAAATCGGTGGACGTATATAATGCAAAATAATGGAACTGAAACCCAGTAGCATCGCCCTGTGTCACCATATAATAAGTAGAGCCTATTTTTTGAGCCAGGGTGGCATAAACCGTATCGCTTGCGTTTGCGTTATATGCACCAGCGCCATACGGGATTGTTGGGTTCCCACCATAATATACAAGTTTTGTAAAATCTCTTTGATTTATTACAGGCAAAGACGTTAATGGCGTTACAATAAAGTTGTCCCACGTTGCCTCGTGTACCGGCGTACCTCCCCTTAGTCCGGTGATACCGAATTTAGTTGCCGTCAAATTTAGAGCTGCGGTTGTATAATGAATCCTAAGGATTCCATCAGTATAAATATCTATGGTCTGTCCATTCAAAACCACTTTTATTGGATAAGTCACTCCGTCTGTATAGGTTCCAGCATAAGTCGCCACACTAGTAAATGTGGTCGTCTGGCGCCTGTAAAGCATTAAGACATTGGCATTAATTTCAACCATATAGAAATTGGCGTCATCTGTATATCTCAACACCAGTGACGGAAAATTGTAATTAGTTGTGCTGTTATACAGCGACCCATTTATACCAACGGTTAAAACACAGTCTGCCATTCCTGCGTCTGTTACCGTACAGAGGTGATTCATACTGGTAACTGCGGTGGCTTTATTACCGGAGATTTTAGGGATTGTTTGTCCCGTCCATCCGGCCCCAGTGTTCATTATGTGGTCAGTTAACAGCGTATCATCGGCATCTGAAAACGTGTCTTTCAAATAAGAATACGAAGATGTAAACATTGGGATAGGCTGACGATAGATACCCCCAAACAGCACCGCCAATAAAGTCGCAGTATTCATAGTCGCCTCAATAAATGTTTTATTGTATTCATAACAACCCCTAAATTTTAATCCAGCAGAATTTATCCCCACTGATTGCGGCATCGAACCAAAGTTCGTTTAGGTTTTGCACTATCCCAAGGGTTGGGTCGCCTTGTGCGAGCTCAAAACTGTTTCCGGAATCGATGTCGCCGTTTACATTACCGACGTAAACCTTGCCCGAGTTCCCGTTGAGGGCTTTGATCAAAAATCCGCCCGCATTATCCACGTTAGGTCCTTTCACGGCAGTTCCGGCAGTAGTAACCGTAATCTGGCCGGAGGCCGCAAGGGTGGCATTCGCGCCGGCTAATATGGAACGACCGAAGAAGTTATCGTATATTTTCTTGACATAAACGGCTACATCTAGGGAACCTGGGGCCATAGTATCCTCCTTGGAAACAATTGCTTTTCTGTAATTATAACATCTATAAGTTAAGTTTCAGCAGAGTATGGCTCCCCATGCTGGCGGCCACCGCCAGATCGATCTTCAACCGATCTACGCGCTTGACGATACGGACCTTAGAATCCTGCTCGTCCAACTTCGCGTTTGCGTTCTGGAAATGCTCAATCAAGTCGGGCTCACCTCTATGCCAAAAACGACGGTCTCGAATCAAATCGCGCAATTGACTGTCTGCCAACAATCGGTCAGTGCCTTGGTTAAATTCCTTGAACCAGACCTGCAATCCTTCCTTCCTCAACCGGTTCATCATGTCAAATAACTGGTAAGGATCAAAGCACAACTGGACGATGTTATGAGTTTTTATCAATCTTCTTATCATCAACTCTGGACCAGGGTGTTCTTCCGTTCCTTGGAAATCGATCTTGCCATTAGCGCCTGGAACCCATTTCTGGGCATAAATGGTCAAGATCTCGCCCGGAAGCGTTGGATGTCGGCATCCCAACCACAATCCAAAGTTATCGTTGCTTGTCGCCGCATCGGCCGAAAGAACCATAGCTTGATGGGCCAAATCAATCGCCGGCCATTCTTCCTGCTTGCGCGCGCACGCGTAAATCCACTCCATTGGCAAAAATGTTTCGGTTGAGCTCACCCACTGATTGCGATGAATGCGGGCGAACTGGTTGGGAGGCATGATCTTCTCTTCACCAGAATAATAACTGCGTGTGTGCCACGGACAACGAGGTTGCGTATTCCATAGGCAAAGCATGCCGGCAGCCCGATTGACATAGACTTCGAGCGGAGTGGGTTGGCCCTCTGTGACGTTATATAAACGGTCAGGCCAGAGTTGCTCACCCTGTTTCACCCCGAGTTCATAGAGCGAGTAGAGTAAGTCGGATTCCTCGGTAAAGCCAGCATAGCTCTCGATCCAACGGAAGGCATGGCCGTGTTTCTGAGGAGGGATCGTCATTTCACTCCACATTTTCTGCTTGGCGTCCTCGTTGGCTCCCCAAAGTTCTGAGAACGTCACCTGGTCCGCATTGGTGCCGGCTTCGCCCGACGGGTCAATAGGAATAGCCTCGATGTAGGCACCGCTAGGCGTGGTGATGCGGTATCCCTGCATCTTATATCTTTCCCTGAGCTTTGGGTTGAGCTCGATAGCGCGCCGCAGGTAGTGGTTCACCCGGGAGTCCGCTTGTTTCAAGTCGTTGGCGACCACATAAAATTCCCCGAATTCCGTAAAGGACGCACGGTACAGATTAACGGCGGCAGCGATGGTGCTATTGTGGGTGACGATTCCGTTGGTAATATGAGTGTGCGTTTTTTCAACCTCAATGGCAATTGAACTGATGGGTTCTGTGTTTTCAATCGAAACAATTTTGTCCGATGAATATATACTAATTCCGTTGGATTTTTTTGGGAGTCTTTTGTTCAATATTGTCTTCCACTCCAATATCTTATCTCTCTTATGTTTTACCTTGGGGACCAACAATTCAGAAAGCAATTCAAACTGCTCTCGACCATACACGCAAAGTTTATACGCCTCAAATCTCTTCCCATTGAGTTTGCTGTCGTGCCGAAATAGGGTTGCATTAATTCCGAGGGAAGCCAGTAGCGTTTGGCAATCTCTCAATAAATCTTTGCTTACACTTCCCCACCCAACACATGGTTGTTTTCTCTTCGTTTGGGAAACAAAACCATCTGTATCGAAATATCCAGACAAAAAATAAGCAACTCCTTGCCAACCAGAAGTATAGACACGATGCGGAACTCTTTTGGTATAAGAATTAAGGTGGTTTTTCCAGTTCCCACTACCGCCCAAAAGAAGTCCATGTTCTCTCAACCAATCAGAGGCGCCATTTATCCTATATCCATAATTACCCTTTGGCATCAACTTGAATCTGGCTTCAAATGCCTGCCTTATTTCTTCGTCGGCGGTCGTTATTGTTCCTTGCCCCCCATCTCCGATATATGCCCCAAGAAGATACATTTCGTCTCTGTCACTATCTCCAAACGGACGCCAATCAAGAGCGATTACTACTCTATCCCCAACAACAAGATCCTTGGCTTTTATCCAGATGGGCTTCCTAATGCTTCTCTTGAAAAAACGAGTTTGGCTGGGAGGAATATCGTTCCCATTAACTTTTACGGGATGCTCCCCGGTAACCACCAACTCTCGTCCCCTCGACGTAGTTATATGGTACATAGCCTCTGGGACTTGCCCCTGAACGGCCACTACTTTATTGTGCGACACAATTCCAGAGTCGTCGAAAGAAATAACGACGTCCCTTGCCATGATATCTTTGGCGCTTTTTTGCGCTCCATCGGACATTGCAAAAAGAGTGTCTGGATGGACGCACTTGGCCGACTTTTTTATATCCGACCAGACGATGATCGAATACTTGTACCTACCATTTTCGTCTGGCGTCAGGGCTTCGTTCAGCACATCACGCTGGTATGGCTCCAGGATCATCCTCCCCCTCAAATGGGGATTGTTCCGGGTCTCCGGGATCAAGAATTCGTGTTCGATCCAGTTCACCGGCTTCGGCATCGTTATCTTCTGCGCCGCCTCTTGGAGTCCCTTGCTTAACCCTCTCGCCAACAATTCGGGTAAACTCATATTGAATCCTCTTCAAAAAGTCTAACTTTACCTTATCAGGGACATTTTCTATCGAATTTGTCGTATTGATGATAGCTGCCAGTAACTGAGCAGTCAGTTCGTAGGCATCTTCAGCAGTCAGGACGGCGTTCATGTCCTTGATGATCTTGACTTCGCTCTCCACGAGTTTACGGTCGAGATCCACGGCGTCGAACATTTGTTTCCATGCCGCGTAGTCGTGGTAGGCACGTTCGAACTCATCGTCCAGCGCCAACTTGAGGGGCATTTCGTCCATCGTTCCCTTGGCGGCCGTGTAGTCTCGCCATAACTTGGATAAGTTCGCCAAGCGATCCGGAGCCTGATTCGTATCAATGCGGCCGGCGAGTTCGACGATCCTGGTACGGATCATTTCGATGGACATGCGGTTGGTGAGCAACCGGCCGTCGGTTTTCATCTGGATATAAGTAGACGCAAGTCGCGTCAAATCAAACTGGGAAGTTTTTCCTGATTTCAAGACCGCACCTCCGAGACCGTAGAAATTGTTCTTAGGATTTGGGCCGCCGTGGTGGCAGCAATATCGATAGCCTGGCACAGCTTTTGCGCCGCATCTCTCGCGAGGAAGTCCGCAGTCCGGGCAGATAGTTATGCCATCCGTGCGCTGGTATTTGTGGTCGCATTCCTCATTCTGACAGCGAGACCGCCAACCATCACACAGCATGTAATTAGGCATGCTCGAATCCAATCTTTTTGTGTTTCTTATCCAATGATCGAATTTCAGCCGGGAACAGATATTCCTTTTTTCGCTCGGCGTCCACCCAGTACGCGACTTCGTATTGTGGACCGCGATCAGAACACCAGAGAGAACAGACATATCCCTCTATTTTCAAATCTATTATTTCCACCTTTTCGCCTATCCCATACTCGAAATCAATTGGTGGCATGTGATAGAGCCTCCACGATCGCATGGCAGACCATCAAATGCAGGTCTTCCTGGATCTTGATGTCCTTAGACTTGACCTCGATCGTCGGGCAACCCAATATGGCCAACTTGTTTTTTGGCGTGATTTGACCGGTCAATACGATGACATGACCACAGACGCTTATGACTTTCTGGGCAGCCACGATCACGTTCCTAGATGCTCCGCTGCACGATATGGCGATCAGGACATCGTACGCGCCTGGTGTATCCATCGAGTCGGCGAACATTTGCTCCCAGCCGTTGTCATTACCGTAGGCCAAGAGAGTGGGTATGCTGTCTGATAGCGCGGTAGCGTCTATATGGCATATCTTCCGTAGATCATTGGCGAAATGGGAGGCAGTCGCAGAACTTCCCCCGTTGCCGGCAATAAACACACGCCCGGCTAATTTCTTTACTTTGGACAGGATATTTGCAGCCTCGAAGATGGCGTTGGCGTTGATCTGCTGGATGTCCCAAGTTTCATGATTGACGTAGTTTTTTATGTGAGGAAGCATGACTTATTTTACCATTAGTTCATAATGTAAACAAGGCATTGGCTTAAATGAAAATCCCCGAGAGGAGGTCGGGGACTTTCCGTACACGGATCACCCAATCCGAAGGAGATTTCTATTGTATCACACTATCTTCTCGAGGTAGGATTTATAAACCCAGCCACCCTTGGCGAAGGTCGGTGTCGGTTCAAAAAATACGTACCACGGGGTGGCGGCGTAATTCTTGACACACACTTCTTTCCCGGCCATGAGCAGACCCACGGTTGGACCATATCTGTCCGGGAGATGAACATTCAGGTTGTTACCCGACTTCACTCGGTAATTGTTGATATTGTCTGGGGGCCAATACTGACCACAGGTGGGGCAAGTAGTGGGATGGGGCGCGGGAGGCTGGGCGGCAACGCTGACAAACTTGTTCCAGTCGTCCAAGGTACCATTGAATCTGTTCAGGTCTATATCAAGTGCTTCGACGCCAAATTCTGGACCATTTCCCTTGGCCGTCCATTGCCACAAAAGCCAACCATTTCCCCATGGATCCATAGGAATTGGGGTGGCGTTGGCGGTCCAATGGGCTTCCCATAACGGGAATTGCTTCCAATAAGGATCGGCGCTACCGTGCGTAGTCCAGAAATCGGGACCCGTATAAATCATCGGAATTCGCTTTGGATCCTTGCTGGGGTTGGTGATATCGTTGATCTCCGAGATGGCGTCCTGCAGGTGGACGATTAAATCGGAAGGTACTCCGGGAGCTTCGTACTCATAGTCCACAATTGGAGGAAGTTCGGGCGGGTCATTCTTGATAAGGTTGCAGAAGTACCGCGCTTGGTCAATGGCGCTGGTCTTGGCAACATCTGGATTGAGGAACATATATGCACCCCTGAACAGACCAGCCTCCTTGGCAAGAGCCCAGTATTTCAAAAAGTTGCCGTCAGTCCATTTTGTCGAGTCTGGACCCCAGGTTTCAGAAACCTTGAAGATCACAAAGCTGGCACCAGCTAACTTCATTTTGGCCAGATCGATGTCTCCCTCGTAATGGGATACGTCTGTTCCTAAAATTGTCATAATCGCCTCCTTGTGAGTTCTTCGATTGAGTATACCACCGGGATGCCCAGCGATGTCGCAAATTCTACCTCTTGATCAGCGCCGCTTGATACTCCGGGTAGGCGCAGAAGTATGTCGCAACGCCGGACCATTTCAAGATCAATGACCATCCAATACACGTGCGGATGCGGGAACACGAGGTGCCAGAAGTGGCTAAACAGCGGGGGATAGGGAAGGTAGTCGAGTTTGATCAATTCCTCGGCTACTTCGAATTGCCGGCGGACGTTTTGGGCCACATCCCCGAGAGAATAGGCGGAAGCTATGTATACCAATTTTTTATTCATTTTTCCTCAGATATAATGCAGCGTTTTCGACAAGAACGTAACTATCGTCCAAATAGCCTATTCCCCTATTGCATTTGTTGCACAATAAGCCTCTAATTTTCCCTGTTATATGATTGTGATCTACATTCATAGACTTGTCCTGAACCTTCTTGCAGATGGCGCATTTTCCGTCCTGTTCTTTATATAATTTCTCGTAATGTTCTAGGGTTATTCCGTGCTCTCTTTTTAGCCAAATCTCTCTTCTCTTACTTAAGGGTTTTTTGCGGTATGCGTCTCTTGAGATTTTATTTGACTTCAACGGATTGTTTTTTCTCCACTTGGAAGTTTTTATATTGTGGCATTTTTTGCATTCAGCCGCCCTCCCATCTAAAGATCTGGCGTCTTTATAATAATCGATAAGGGATTTTGATATTAAACATTGGGTACATCGTTTCGCTATTTCCATTATAAGATTATACCATACTACAATCCTTTGTGTACGGAAGATCGATATAGACGAGTTTCATTCTTTTGCCTCTCTTATCTCGCCGTCGACAACAAACTGTTCGCCCTCCGCTCCGGACGGAAGAAGGCGGTTCATAACCGGGTCCTCCGCCCAGAGTTGGGAAATAGTTTTGTCTTTATTGATAAGAATGAAGGGCATCAATGGGGCGTATCCGGGCGATAACTGCGACATGAACCACTGGCCCTGAATGGCATTGCGGAACATAAATAAAGCCATTTTCAAGGACTGTTCGAGGCGATTATCTTTACTGTAATCTCCTCGCCTGCGTGGTCTTTTTTCCTTAATGGGCAGGGCGGCTATCTCAATCCTAGCTGGTGTGAGTTTCCCGTCCTTGCCTTCAAGCGTACAGTGAATACGGAAGCCCTCTCGGTTCTTGCCGTCCAGATAAAACGTACCTCTCTGGAAACCAACAACCGTACCTCCCAGCCGGGAGATAGCGATCGTTATTTCTGATTTCAGGGCCTCAATTGACTTCCCAGTGGTCTGGCCCTGCCAACCGTCCGATGATGAGACATCCTCGAAATACGGGACTTCCTGCGCGCTTTTGGGTTGTTCTGGAATAAATCCATTCATACTCTCTTTGCCTCCCGATCTTCCCATAGTTTCCACGGGCTGCCCGGGTAGGTCTTCCATCTCTGTTGGCATTCCGGACAAAGCGCAACGCCTTTATGCCAATTGGCTACGGTGAAATGACCGTCGGCGACCGAGTCTTTCTCGATGGCATCCGGGTTCTGTCCGCACAGCAACGAGCCGCCTACAGAGATGTGACCGATGCCAATCTCTTCTTTTATGTTAATATCCGGCATATTCTCGAGGAGTGCGGCCTGCTTGATCCATTTGTAAGTGTAGAAGAACTTGGTATCTTTGATCATTTGAACATCTCCAGTTGAACGCCCTTCTTTTCCCAGTATTCCGAGCGCGCGCGCGCAATCTCGCAATACTGGGCTTCCATTTCTATACCGACCACATCTTCCCAGAGCGCCTGACTTGCGCCAATGCACTCGCTGGCTACGCCGGCGAAGGGTACAAAGAGTCTGCGAGGTGCGTACATGGCGGGCGGAAGAAGTAGGGTGGCGAGATACTTGGCGAGTGCGATGGGCTTCAAGGTAGGATGCGGATTGTGGCGTTTTTTTATCGTATTCATGCCAGTTGAGGTGTTTTCGCCTTCTTGGTATGTGCTCTCGCCCCGGGCGAGAGCACTCTGGGCGCCGCCCGACTGGCCAAACAACTGAACTGGCAAATTCTCCAATCCTTCGTCGCGTTCTTTTTTCGACGCCTTCGAGCAGTAGTAGACGGGATCTGACTCGTCGATCTGTTCCTGTACGCGGTAAAAGAAGCGAGAGGCGCCACCTTCATCGCCAATAGTTTCGTTGAGTGGAATGCCCTCGTTGTTGAATTTGCCATAGATTCCGTGGGGAGACTGATATTCTCCGGCTGTTTCTCCGCGCTTGTGCTCCGGACCCATGTGACCACTTTTCCGGTTTCCACTCTGCACATCGAGCGCATTTGCAGCGCCCGCGTCTCCGAGGATGAAGTTTGCCGGCCAGCGACCATCTACTTCTCGCCCAGTAAATGAATTACCAGCACCGTCCCCAAATGGATGCGCACCATCGTCCCAAGTATTGATTGTATATGGTTTATCGGCGGGAATCCTGCCACCATCGATATTCAACGCTCCAGCGCCCGTAGCCACCATGCAATCAATCGGCTTGCCCTCGTAGGGCTTCTGGAACACGATGATGGGTTCGAGGGCGGGTTTGAGTGCCTGCAGACCATAGCGGTGGCTGGCCCAAGCTTTGGCGAGATCTGTGGAGGGAAGAGATAGTTCGGAATTATCACTCCGGTCCAGAAGAGCCACCGTTCCAGTTTGACCAGTTTGCTTGGCCGCCAAAGGGTTTGGAATCTTCTTCTGTTCAACCCCGGCCGCTCTATCGATCTGTGTATCAATCCTTGTCGCTTTTGGGAATCCTTGTCCATACAACCATCCAAAGATTGTCGGATGGATAACGAACCCAGCGTCCTCGATCGCAACCGCAAGTCGGTGCCAGCCACGCGCAGACGCGAAAGCCATGCCGAACGCACCGGGATGCAAAACTTTCATAAACGCCGCCCAGGTTTCTGGCTGAAAGGCGACATCGCCGCCATCCCAGACCTTGCCCATAAACCCCTTGGAGGCACGTGAAAATGCGCCATCCTTACCGAACTGGGCAGGCGCCGATCCTTCCTTTCCGAATCGCTTGACAATAGAAGTCAGATGATAGGGCGGGTCGGAGAGCAGGGAGTGGAACAGTGGACCATCGTACTCGTTCGCGAATTTCACAGCATCGGACTGGATGATGTTTATCATATCTTTTTCAGCGCCACAGACGCCTCGAATTCAGAGAGCGTGTCGAGCAGTTGTTTGATCTCGGTCTCGTTCATTTCGTCTGCTCCAGTGCGGCGTCAATTTCTTTCATGGCGTCATGGTCGCATTCTTCAACTTGGAGTGGATTTCTATCAAACCACCAAGTCAGTCCGCTCTTTGCCATGTCCAGCGCCTCCCGCAGTATGCGCACCCGCTCCGCATCATGTTCAGGATGTTTTCTGGCATCATGTAGGGCGTGTTCTCTCGGCACTTGAATATCAAACGAATTACCTTTGTTTGACCAGATATGAATGACGTGAGTGTCGTCGGTGTCGTAGCGGTTCGCATAATACTCTGCTCCGGCTGGTATCGCCTTCATTTGGTCGGCAACGGTCAGAAGTCCTTGATAAAACCCCATTGACCCTTCGTGCTCATTTACTTCTACCATCTTGGAATATAGATTGCGAAGATTTCCGGCTACTAATGTTTTTTCGTAGTCCGTAGCGGTTTTCCAAGGTAAGGACTGTATAAAATCTTCAATATCAAAGTCCGGCTTCAAAATCATGGCTGCTCTCCTGTGGTTCGCAGGGCGGCTAAAAACATTACGCCCTCTTTACTTTTCTCGGCTGTTTCCTCGGTGGAAACTGAGCGACACGCCTCTCCCAGCAAATCGTGGACAACTATGTATTTAATAATCTGTCTCCGCGTCATTTGGGGGAACAAATAGATGCTTTGATAGTCCCCATAATCAAAAGTAACAATGTAATCCTTCACAAAAGTTTCGCTCATTTTTCCACCTCCTTGTGTGCGGCGAGATAGGCGGCTATTTCTTCCGGCAATCCCCTAGCGGCTGATGCAATTCCAACCATAGCCTCAACGTGCGGGAGGGAACATTCTAGTAAGTTCCTCGCCTCGTCCAGTGCAATTCTCTGGTCTTCAATTTTGGTCAATACCGCCCAGTCGAAGCCGACTTTATCTTTTGCGTCAATGTGACAAGCAACATCCAATTCGGCGCGGAGTTTGCCTTTTTCTTCTAGCAATTCCCCAACCTGCTCCTCCCGAATTTTCAACAAATCACTAGTTGCCTGATAGCCTTCCAGCATGGCGCGGAGTTTTACGTTCTGGTTGCTTTCGTACAACAACTCGCTGTCAATTTGCAGAATATGGTCAGTCAGTTCCGCAAGTTCGGCAGCGGACTTCTCTTGATAACGATTTACTTGACAAGTTCGCTGGTCGCTGTAGGCGTTTTTTATAAAATATTCAAGTGCTTTCGTGTCGCTCCCCGATTCCTTTTCGACAGGCTTCGGCGGCATCTTCTCTGGATATTCACACTCCCGGGTGCCTGGCTTAAATGCGCAGTACCAGCCGGCCCCAACAGTCAGGTTCTCGCACCCCTGGCAGATCGGATAGCTTGGTACGAAATATCCATTCACGCCACTCTTGATCACAGGCTTATCCATCTCATTTCTCCTCAATAGCCACAATCGCAGCACGCCAAGTTTCATCCACGCCATCCAGCGTGTTTGCCCCACACACAGCGTACATACTGGACCAGAATATCTTCGTCTCGCACCGCTCGAACTGGACAGTCAGATGCTCGCCAGTCGTGAGTAGCAAGACGTACTCGTGCACGCTATGATCTATAGGCATGTGGCTCATGTCAATCATGACGCCCAGGAGGATCAGTGCAATTGCGATAGCCGCGAGAAGCGCTACGATTGTCCCCAAGTTGTCCTTCAAGAATTGTTTCATCCCATTTCTCCTCTATCTTGATGATGGGCGGGATGTAGTAAGCGTGTCCACATTCGGAGGCGTATTCGTCTGCCGGCTATCCACCACGCTACTAGGTGTCTTACGCCTCGTCCGGCATATCTGCCGCCCGCCCATCCGAACGGTGGGGGAGATTCGAACTCCCAACTATTCCTCTTAGTCTACTCCTGCGAAACCAGGTTCCGGGAGTTCTCCGAGGTGCTCTGCCTTCTTGAGCTACTGCACCGTTCTTGGTCAATATCATAGCACTAAATTTTTATAATGTCAATATGGGGAGGATGGCAATTTGGAGGAATCGTGCAAGAGAGGGAGTGCATGCGCCTGGGCTGGTTTTGCATTAAGTTTTGTTTTCATGCTGGGGGATGGATCATCTATAAATTATGAGAATGTATATACTCATAACGTCTATAGAGTAATGTATATACATTAATACAATGTATACCATTATGTATACGATAATAACTCTATGTATGCAAATAAAAAAACTTTTTCGTGGAATAATTTTGAAATCACACAAGCTGGTGTATGCCCTTGCATACTCTAAGCATCCGGGTATACACGCGCTAAAATCCTGGCATGCTGCTTCCCCAGCTATGATCATTCGCAAGCATCCGGGCCAACACGCGATAAACTGTAAGGTATTGCCTATTGTATTATTCTCATAAGGTAGTATACTATTGGTGAGGAGATATACAATGACAACCCAAACATGGAATCAGCTAAAAAAGTATTGGCAAGCTTGCAAGGATAACAGCACGATAATTATCCTGGCAGTATGTTTCGTCTCTCAATGTATCCTATTCGTCTATAACCTGGTGGAGGTATTAAAATGAACGAATTAACCGAATCCATCGCCCGCGAGCACAGAGTATCCTGGATTATAGCTTTCCTTGTATTAGCCGCTTTCCTTGCGATATTCTGGTATATAACGCCAGAATTCAGGATCCTTGTAAAGTTGGAAATTCTCCGCTCTGGGCTCTATCTGTTCTTCTAATCACGGGGAGAAAATACCATGAAACGAATAATAATCGCCCTAGTGCTAATATCTCTACTTTTTGCCTATCTCCATTCGCGCGTCCATTTCTATAGCGCCCTTAACGCCGGCGTGGTAGTAGATTTTACCCCCACCCTATGTATTGGCGTCGAATGGCGCGGGATGCCCGGATTCTTCACTGGATGTGACCTGTAATCCTGGCATTCGCCCGTATGATCGTCTATACGGGCGAATGCTCTGCAATTATCAGCCAATTGGCTACACCACCCACCCGAAAGGATAACACCATGAAATCATATCGCCCCACCCCACCCCCACCCGAATCCAGTATATCGACAATTATCTCTAACCTTGCAGCGATAGACGCGCTTGTCGCCGAGTTCTTCTTCGGCCCTCAGCCCGAATGCCAAGGCACCCCCGCACCGGCCAGCACCACAGTCCGCAGCCCGTTTATAAACGCCCAGCCCGCAGCCCACCGCCCGGGCACCTTGACCCCTAGGATCCCCCAGCCCTTGACAATATTCTCATAACCTGATAATATTCTCGTACACCAGCCCTTCACCCGGGCACAAGATCAAAGAGGAGTCAATAATGAGCACGCAATTAAACCTATATGGCAGCGAGATCGAAAAATTCTATATCTGGTATGTAAATACCGCAAAATTACCGGATGTCCGCAAACTGGTAAAAGAGGCCGGCGGCACAATGCGCCACATCCCCATTAAGCACGAATGCGGCGCCGTGCGGGTTTATATCACCCTTACCGCTATTTCATGGGCGGCCATTGCCCCCAGGATCACAACCCTTCGCGAGTCCCTCGCGGTCAATCATCTACAACTCGAACGCGATTAACCCGCATCCGGGCGGGCTATTGGAAAATAACCCGCCTCAATGCTGGACAATCACCCAACCCACCCAGCGAGGAGAATCAAAATGTATAACTTAGAAAGTTTATCCCAGGTAAGAAACATTAGATCGATGAAAGAGTATAACGCGGAGCGCGGTCAGGACTTCTTTAGCCCGGCGTCAATGCGCTTCTTTGATAGCCGAATCGCACCAGGAATCATCCAAACGTGGAGCGGGATTGTATTCATAACATCGGAAAAGTTTGATTATTCATCCCCCCGCCTGTATACCGTGCGCATCATGGCCGAAGATGGATCGTGCAACGAGCTCAATTGTGAATTTCAGCAGTTCGAATCACTGTACCAGGCACGCCGGCACGCACGCATTGAAGCCGACAAACTCAATCAGGCACCAGCCCCCGAGGTGACTCAATGACCACGAATGAGGGAATGACTCATTACACAGAGTATATTATTTCCAAAGCCCGAATCGAACAAGCCCTTAAAGCATTGGAAGAAGAAGGGCGCAAGCATTACAAGCCCGAATTTGCCCAAGGCGTTCCAGCGTTCCAGGCAATAGGGTTAGCGATCGCAAGTGTAAATGACAGCGCCACAAATATCCTGCATCTGGCTTATTCGGCCCTTGAAGACTGGAATAATCACGACCTATGCGCAGTCATTGAATGGGCGCATCCGCTCTATAACCAGCGCCTATCCGAGCTTGACATCCAGCGCGTGCAGCGCATGATGAACAAAAAAGGCGTAACTGTCTCAACCGATTGGGACCCCGCACGCCTTGATTACAATTCTAAAATTATGGACATCTCCGTAATTGCAACCGAATCCACCCATTAACTCGCCGTTATAAAACGCCCGCCGGCGGCATTGTAGCCGGCAGGAGAATAATCAAATGAATGCACAAAGATTGTATTCACACACAACTGACGGGGGCGCAGAATACTTATGTACTAAACACATTGATGGTTGCAGTGAGGGAGATTTATCCAGCGCGGTTATTAGATTGGATGGCGAGCCGGAATTTATAAACTCAGTATATGCCGCCGCTCCTGATCTGCTGGAATCTCTAAAAGAACTCCTCGCCCTGCTCGAAGAGAATCAAGGCGTGGCGCTCTGGTATCTCCACTCTCACTACGACCACGCCAACGCCGCTATCCTGAAAGCCGAGGAAGAATGACTACTATACCGAAGTACAACACACTGACCGAAGCCATCGAGGCGCATGTCAAAATGCCGCGCCCGGACCAAGCAGCCACCAAGATCCTGCGCCATTTCGAAAAACGTTTCCCGGACGCCACCCACGTCGTCCTGTTTGTCAACCTTGACTTTTCATCGTCTCAATATGGTCACTGGACCGTGATGGTGGTAGGACCCGGGCAGACCTATAAGACACTCGAGTCTGTAGATGGCTCCTGGTTGCACGATCTGCCCTCCATGCGCCAGTACCCCAGCGCATACGTCGAACTGAAAGGAGTCTCCAATGCCCACTAATGAAGTCGTCAATCTGTTATTCCTGCTCGCCGTCCTGCTCGCCGTCAATCTCTTGATAGGCAAGGACATAGAGAACGGAGGCAAAAAATGAAGGTCACTATACGACGCAAGAAAAAAACCGTATTCCAATTATTCCATCAGAATATCGTGGCTGCCCGTAAAATCCTGGGCGTGTTCTCCTACCGCCTGGCAGCGTCCCGTAAGATCGACCTCGACACCGCCAAACTGACAAAAATGGAACAGGACCGTAAGATTGGCGAACTCGAGGAAGGCATCAAAGCCAATAGGCTGGTCCTGCTGGATATCCAGATCGAATCCAAGAAGCTGGAACTTGTCGCCCTACGCCGCAAGGTTGGCGACCTCAACGACTTTTTACCGGAGAATCGGCCATGAATGAAATCACGATCATCGATACACCGTCAGTAATCATCAACACGCCACGCTCGCCAGATACTAACCCGGCCATCGTCTACCTGGCCAGTCTACCCGCCAAGTCTGGACGGCGCACCCAGAAGCAAGTCCTGGGAGTGATCGCCGGCTGGCTGGGTGGCGACATGTTCCAAATCGAATGGGGCGCCCTGCGCTATGCGCACACCGCAGCTATTCGAACGCATATCATGGAGAAGTATGCGCCCTCCACGGCACGCAAAATGCTATGTGCTTTACGAGGCACACTCAAATCGGCGTGGCGCCTGGGGCAGATCTCTGCGGAGGAATACGCCAAAGCAGTAGACCTGGGCAAAGTCAGCGGCACGTCCCTCCCCGCCGGCCGATACATCGAGGACGCCGAAGTGGAAGCCATCTTCAAGGTATGCGCAACCGATATCACACCATCAGGCGCCCGGGACGCCGCACTCTTCGCCGTCCTTTTGGGATGTGGGTTAAGACGCGCCGAGCTCGTTGATCTGGATATTGCCGACCTGAACCTAAACGACGAAACGCTACTTGTTTGCGGAAAGAGGAACAAAGAGCGCCTTGTTTATGCGGCTGATGGCATCGGTGAGGCCCTTCACGATTGGCTACTTATTCGAACCATGGAGCCCGGCCCGCTATTCCTGGCTGTCAATAAATTCCACCGAGTACGGTATGGAGAGCGACTCACACCCCAAACCGTGTACAACGTGCTCCGGAAGAGAATTGCCCAGGCAGGAGTAAATAGTTTCAGCCCCCACAGCCTGCGCAGAACGTTTTGCTCCAAATTATTAGACATGGGTGTAGACGTGATCACTACATCAAAGCTCATGGGGCACAGCAATTTACAGACGACGATGATTTATGATAAACGCGGCGATCGCACCGCCAAGGCCGGCGCAAAGCTTATGCAAATCCCATATATAAAAAGAGGAGACGCAATATAATCAAAACCCCGGAGTCACATCCGGGGATTTTTTATTTTCCTTGTCTTCGCCATCCGCTTTGTGTAGTCTTCTAGTGATTGGATCCCCCCAACCTCCCCCTGGTCAGCCAGTAATTGCACGTTGGTCATGATTTCGTCGAAGGCAACCCTCTCTTTGGGTGTCAGCCCGGCCATATAATCCTCAATCCCCTTGTTTATAAAAACCTTGGTGGGACGGGAGTAAAGCCCTTTCTGCCCCATGTGATAAGCAATTGCCACCATCTTGATACGAGTTGCACGCTCGACGACAATCGTCATTAAGGTAGTATAACGCACCGTCATGCCATTAATTCCTGGTAGATATTCTCGAATTGTTCCTGGGTCATCGATGCTGGGATGCGGTCCATGGAATGCAGAAAGTTGTAAGCCACCACAGAATCACGGATGCCCAGCCCTTTCATCAGAGTTTTCAGAGACACACGATCCCGGCCGAAAGACGAGAGCACATCGGGCAGCCCGTACTCGTGTACGACAGGAGCGGGGTCAGGCGGGACCGGCAACACAACGGAACGAGGAATTTTTACTTTTGCCATAATTTATTATAATCCTGTTTTGGGTTCCAGCCGGCACTTCTGATCATAGTCGACGATCTCACGCGCCAACCGGTCTTTTTCCTTCTTGTCATTATTCCATGTCTTCGCGCAACAGCGTTCCCTGTACTTGTAAGCCCATTCGACCAAATGGCGCCACGCCTTCGCGTCGTCACTCTCTACGTCGCCCCCCATCTTCATGGCATTGATCGATATCGGGTCGGCGTCATGATCACGCGCCCAGGCCAGTAGCTCCATGGTTCTTTTCTCATCATCCCTGACGAACGCAGCCCGCAATTGCGAAAACGTGTAGGTATAGTCCAATTCCTCGCAGATATCATCGTACTTCTGCTTTGGGAAAGCCCGGCCCACCCTGATCCTGTCAGCCACCTGGGAACGCGAGAGACTTTTGCGGTGTCTTTTTTCAAGCGTGCTTATTGCGTAACTGAAAGCAGCACGGGAGGAAGGGTCCCCACGCTCGTTAGGATGCTCCCCGGAGCGCTGAGCCTCCGCGCATATCCACCGGTCAGCCCACCAGCCGTACATAAGCGCGGCTTTATCGCCGGCAATTGCAAGCTCGTCACCTTCCTTGAATTCGGTTTCCTCATCCATTTCTTATCTCCCTTTTCAAATCTTGACTGTATCCATACCGAACGATATAAGACAAGCTCCTGGCTATTTTGCTGCGTTGAACATCGGTAATATGCCCGGTAGATATGCGCGGCGCCTCAACTTTTACAGTGACATTCCAAATATCTTTGTTTTCACCTACGCGACTGACAAGAATCCAGCCCGCATGTTTTGGAGGCTCTATGTCGAACTCAAAAGTGACGTACCAGAAATAGGCTGGTCCCCACCCAAATTCGAGGTCCTGATGCTTTCTAACTTTTTTGGCGTCCGCCTTAAAATCAGACTTATTTAGTTTTACCTCGTACTCATGGATCAGGCCCGCCCGGGTAACAGAAAGCAGGTCGGCTTCCCAGGTGAATACAAGCGTGTTGTTTGGTGCAATCAATTCGTGATGCCTATCGTTCAGCGCATAATTCATCATCACCGTGATGATGTGCTTTTCCCTAAACTTCATCCCGGCCATTCCAATTCGCTAAGTAAACCTTTGCGCCCCACATTGCTCCATCGACCCCATCCCAGCCATCCTCTGTTTTGAATAGCAATTTTCCGGCGTCAACCATGCGGCCGTAAACACGATGGCTGTACAAATAGCCGGCCAGTAGTCCTATGACTAGGAATAAAGCGGCGATGACGACATCTTGGATCATGCAAAACTCTCCGCAAAGACGACCACAACTTTATTCAACACGATATCCTGGATCTCGGATACCCACTTCCCCTCGATCTTCTTTGGCATGACGAGCTTGACGAGAGCCCACTTCTGGCCCTCAGTCATCTCATTCACACTGGCGCAGCCCGTCAGTTTGAGTTGAAATTTATGGCGGCGCACCTTGCCCATGCACAGATTGTCAAGGATGCCGAGCGCAGCCCCGAGATCTCCGGGGAAATACGGATGAAAGTCGGCGGCGTCCTTTTCGAACTCCGCTTTGATCTCCTCGAATTCAGTCATTGCTTCCTCCTTGAGTTTATTTCGTATCACGATAATCACTTCTTTTGGTGACGTTTCATAACGGCGAACTATTTTCTAGTTCATATGATTTATTTAAGGTGTCGCGGTGAACTGCGCACGCAGTCCGAGTTGGTGGTCCCATACAAACGACTCGGCAGCCCGCTGGGCACCGACAAAGCCCTTATCGAATGTCCACGCATCAAGGGGCACCAGAGCCCGCAGGAAACGCACAACAACGCCATTCTCCTCGTTCACCTCAAACTTGTGGTGCACGTGCCCGAGGTGGAACTCCCTAAACTTGGATTTCGCCCAAAGATCAGGAACTTCGAACGGCATAATGGACGGCAACTTGTCGATCTTGAACTCTCCGCCATGCGTAAAGCCAATTAGATTCTTGCCGTACAGATAATACTTCCTTGATACAGCCCGGTTATCGATGTCGACGTTGGGGTTCTTGTGAAACCAAGCAGAAAGAGTTTCACCAAGATAGAAAGTTCTCTCTTCGTCATGGTTGCCCTTGACGATCAATACATCCACGGGCGCGACCACCGAACACATCTCGACGATCTTTACAGCCAATTGCCAACCCTTCCGGTACGTCTTGGACCAACGCGTGTCTTCCTGCTGGGGCGTCCCATTGACGGTTGTGTTGCTCTTGCTGTTGACATTGTACCAATCGTTACCCAGAGGCAGCAGAATCTTCTTGATCGGAAACAACTTGGAATAAGAAAGTAAGTCGCTGAGGACTTTTGTTATAGTTTCCTCAGCGATCTTGATATCATAATTCTCCCCACTTTCTTCGTCCCAGGTCAACCGACCTATATGGGCGTCAGGCATGTCGATCTCATAAAGCATGTCGCCGGACTTCTTGGCGTAATTGATCTTTGGGTACTTGGGGGCATATTTCTTGGCGTCCGCGATCATATCCAAAAGGAATGACCTGACCTTAATCTCTTCCGTCTTGCGGATCAGCTTGACTCGAATGTGATACATGGGAACCACGAGCATCATGCCAGTGTCTTCCACATCCCCGCTAATAACCTTTCCGTCAGTTACGTGCCAGTCAACCTTCCGGTCTTTCCTGTACCCCTCGCTGGTTCTAACCTCGAAGCTCGAAACCTCCCATTCGTCGGTGTTTATTTTGAACTCTTTGATCACGTCTTCTTTGCTTCTCATCCTTTTGGAAGACAGGACGAGGTTTATATATTCATCGCTTTCTTCGTAACTCGCCGATTCGCCCGAAGTATCTGATTTTTTTGATTCCCCTCTATGGGCCTTCTCGTACCTGTACTGACACCTGAGAACATTCGCATTTTTGTACCCCAGTATTCGGGCAAGTTCTTCCCACGACACGTGCTTGTTCAAGCATCTCTCATAATCCGTTTCTTTCATGTTCACTCCTTGGGTAATTGAGTAAGCGTCACTCGAACCTTAGCGGAACTTTCAGATTCAATCCGTCCAGCCATTCCACCATCCGATCGTGACCGTATAGTTTTACCTGTGATTTCCAAAATCTACAGCGAATCTTATACCCATTTGCATATGGGTGGCAATCACTGCAGACTGCCTGGAGGTTATAAATACTGTCTAGTTCTGGAAAATTCTTCATACGATGTATTAAACTATGGTGAAGTTCGGTAAACTTTGCGCATCCACAAATCTCGCAGAATGTTCCCCGATCTCTAGTTATTTGTTCACGTAACGCCGCCCAATCGGTTGTCATGTCCAATCTACCACAAAACGATAATCAACTATCTTTGTGTGCTTACCAGAATTATGACTCCTGCATAGTGGTTGGATATTATAAGTATCATGCGCCCCGCCCAAAATAAGAGGAACTATATGATCCATTGAAACTTTTGTGCTTCCACAGCCCGGATACAAACACTTACTCCCAAAAAGGCTTACTATATGCGCCCATTGGTGGCGGGTTACTCCATCACCAGGAGCAGACAACTCCCTAGCGCGCCGATTTCTGTTTCTCTCATAAACCGACTCAAGGTTTTCGTGACGGTACTTCCTAGAGCGCTCACTTTCTTCTTCTTTGTGTTCGCTGTGATATCTATGATTGTAATTGCATCTAATATCTCGGTGGAGCCTATTAAATTTTCGACTTAACTCTCGGGCTTTCTCTGGATGCGCTTTTCTTTCAGCCAACATTAATTTTGCATAACATGCCCTGCACCTTACCTTTCTGCCGCCGATAACCCTTTTGTCATTTCCAAACTCCTCTCTTAATTTCTCAATTCCACACATGGTACAAAATCGGGTTGGGGCAAGTTTCGCCTCGCGTTTCTTTTCGTTTTCTGCGTGTCCCGGACACCTACAATAAACGCAGATATAACAATGTCCATCCGGCCTACTTTTATCAAAGTGAAAATTAGAAAGCGGAAGAAGTTTCTTGCATTTTGTGCATTTTTTAGAATCGCTCATAATATCTACCATCTTACGCCTCGGGCAACCGAGAGAGAGCTTCCACGACGATCTTTATGCAGTTATAAGGATCCCGGGTGAGCATGCCTGGCGAGAAGGTAAATAACCTCCATCCCAAGGATGCAGCCCGATTCAGTTTTTCATAATCAGAATCTTGCGAGTGCCGGCCTCCGCCAACCGTTTGCCAGGCATTGCCATTCACCTCAACCGCGACCAAAAATCCTTCCGGCCACGCGAAATCAAAACGCCATTTGCGTGGAGGAGCGAAGACATATTCACGAATAAATGGGGGAGCCTCTGGCGCCAACATTTCGAAATAGTGTTCAAACATTTGCGCCTTATCTGTTGACATAAATAAATTATACACCATATATTCAATCTTGACTAGATATGCTGAATAGCTTATAATGAACCCGAGGAGCTAAATATGGACGAACCTTTAGGAAAATTACATGCAATGATTATCGAACTTGGCACCAGGAAGGCAGTCGCTAAGAAACTGGATATCAGCCAAGCATATCTTTCCGACATTCTTGCCGGCAATCGAAAAATAAGCGATAAAGTTGCCAAAAAACTCGGCTTCAAGCGATCCTGGATTGCTGCGGTTCGCGAAGATGCGCCCATGGCGAAAGAGTAAGATGTGTCGCGAACACACCGAGCGCCCTGGGACTACATTCGGCACGAACAGGTCGAATTCATGAGCGCCAAGGAACTCGCAGATAACGCCTGCAACGATCTCATCGACCTGATCGGCAAGCCCGAGTACATCAAGAAGATCGACCAGCGCTTCCCCGGTCCGGACGATATGAAGATCGATGCCGACGAACGGCTACAATGGGCGCGGGAAGAGATCAAGAGATTCAAAGAACGCCCGGCCCAAGAAGGTCATAACGTCATGACCTGGGAGCAGTCCGAACATCTTAGGGTCCAGCACGTTTGCAGCGATTGTTGGTGCGACTGCTCCGCCCAGCCAGTTCAGAATGATCTCTATCTGGTCAAGTGCAAGACAGTGGGATGCACCACACCCGGCTTCGTGTCCAGAGCGACGATAAAATTCAGAGCCCGGGTGTCAGACGAATATAAATATCTCGCCGTAAGGTCCATAAGATCCGGACTACCGTGGTTCAATAATCCGAATATAGATATCGATAAGTTAATCAAAGGGAGCAACGATATGACTACACCCAGACAGGCAGTAAGTTTCCCCGACGTAGCCATCATACATAAAGGCAGCCCCAAGAAAATTATGGAGAAAGATGGCAGAAAGATTGAGATCCAGGGAGATGATCTCAAGAATAAATTCAGGATCCATTTCCTGCCCGGAACCGATGATGTACGTGCATCTTGGCACGCCAAGCACACTCAGGAGTATAAAAAGTATGGCGACAAATTCGCCATCCCTGATGGATATGAAGTTGAAAACCTGCGCGTCGTTATTCCTGCGCCAAGTGTTTGGGATGCCTGGGATTACGGGAATGAGTGCTACAACTCTGGAAGACGCGTAGCCTCGGCTGACGATGATCATTATATCTCGCTCAGAGATCCGAATACGGGTGAATTTACTATCCAAAACGGGAAGCCTTTCCGTAAGTTTACTCCGAAGGACACCATATCCTACGAGCGCAAGGGCAAGAAGTACACGCTGCAGATGAAAACGCACGGACGGCTGCGGTTGGTCCTCGAGGATCTGGTGAACGCCGGCCATCTCGTCCAAGTCATTCTCAAAACCACGAGCTTCTACGACTGCCAGAATATCAAGAAGCAACTGGCGGGCATCCAGGTGATCGCCGACTCTGTGAACGGTGGAAACGCGGGTGGCATCCCCTTGCTGATCTACCGCGCCGAGCAGGAAGTCGCATGGAACCATGAGGACGGATCAGCGTCACGCGTGAAGAAGTGGTTCATCAATATCAAAGCCGATCCTCGCTGGGTCCAATCAGCATTCGCCCGCATGGGCAAGAACGCTCTTACCGGTTCGTCCATCAACTCGCTACTGCTGCCAGCCGGCTCCATCCAGGGAGACGTGAACCCGGACGCCGAGACATTCGAGAGTGGCGACGAAGGCCCGCAGCCCGAGTACGTTGACGCGACTGCACAGGACATACCGCCAGAACCCGAGCAGACACCGCAGCCCGAGGCACAGCCCGATCCCGCAGCGAAGGCGGTCGAAGGCGCGGCTAAGTACAAGACACTCGGTGAAACTGTGGTGAAAACCGTTTCAAAACGGGCTGGCATCACAACCGCCGAGGCAGCCAAGGCATTGGGTGCTGCAGAGAAAGCCGGCAAGATCGGCAAAGAGTTGTCAGTCAAAGAGGCCGAGGATTTCGGCGCCCACTTGGATATCCCGGAGGCATGACATGAACTTCGGCGAACGCAAGTATAAATTCTGGACCTGCTTGATGCTGGTGATCTTCATTGCGATATTCGTGGGATCAGCGGTTTTAATTGGATATCTTCTAGCCTATTTGATTCCATGAAATAGTGGTAAGATTGGAAATGCGGAAAAAATTTGGTGGAACAGATCCCTTTTGAGGGTCTGTGGTCCGGGCACCCCACCTTGCCCACCGCAGGCCGCAGGCCCTCAAAAGGGATTTTGTTATCAGGAGGCAAGAATGAAAATAAAAATCAAGATGGACGGCGAGAGTACGTCGGTGCTTCATAACGAAAGACAGAATGATGGTAGGTGGGGGTACAAAGGCGGATTTGATGCAGACGATCTCGGATTAGATATAAAGCTTGACGACTTATATTATTTGGTCGAAAACAACTTAATTAATAAATTTGTTGCATATCTTAAGATGAATGCGGAAATGCAATTAAGGGCTTACACGCACAAAGAAGAAGAAATACAGGCAATCGCCGAAGAAGAGAGAGAGGAACAGCGGCGCATAGAAAGAGCGAACCCAAAACCAAAACGCTCTGCGCATGGACACGTCTATTTGCTGAGGGCGGATAACGGGTTATACAAAATTGGAAAGGCAAAAAATCTCACCGCCAGGGTGACTGATCTGGGCATAAGAATTCCAATGAAAATTGAGTTGATACATTCATTTGAGGCCGATGACTATTCAACGGCCGAATTGGCACTCCATGAGAAATACAAAAACAAGCGCGACGTTGGCGAATGGTTTGCTCTTAACGAGGATGACGTGGCGGAATTAATGGCAATAACAACGGAGGTAACGCCATGAGCAAAAAAAACTGGATAAGCGTAAAACGCGGACTAAGTGAAGACCCAAAACACCGACAAGCATTAGGCGAGGCGATATGGCTATTCCTACACATCATCGACGCGGCAGATTGGGAGACGGGCATTGTATACGATTGGCGAGACAAAGAGATTGCCATTGATATGAGCCTGAGTACCGCAACTGTTCGGGGATGGAGAGATCGTCTAAGCGATGGTGGGTATATAGTCTGCAAGCAAGTTCAACATGGACTGGAAATAACTATTCATAACTGGGTCGATCCTCGCAACTATAGCGGGAAGAAAATGAACGTAAAGCAGGGTGATACAGCCATATCACCTTCGAAATACGATGAAATTCAGGATGAGTCTCAGGTTGATACCCAGGTTGATGCCCAGGTTCTTGATGGTTTCACTGGTAAACCCTCTTCTCTCATAGAATCAACACCAACATCAGAGTCAGAATCAAATAAACCCTCCAAACCAAAAATTAAACTTCCCGAAGGCAGTTCAATGGACTGGATGATAGCAGCGGGGGCAAAGCCGGAAGATATAACAAATACACTTGAAATAGAAAAACATACCGCTTTGATTGTAGGAACATTTGAACAAGCCATGGGATACAACCCATTGGGGTGGACGGGTCAAAAATGGGAGCGATTGTTGAAATTCTTACAAACCAAGACTCCTGAGGAAATAATCGCCTTTGCCAATTGGTGCAAACAGCCCTTCACCCAATTGTCACCGGCGAAAGCGCGTATGTACCCCGAGCTCGTCATTGATCTCTGGCCACAGGTGTTTCCGAAGCCCGTCACTCCCACCCAGCCACGCAAGCCCGGCGAAGGTTTTTATGGCTAAAAAGATGACCGACTACGGCTCGTCTGTCTATGGTCCGCACGACATGGCGATGACCGGATGGGAGACCAGTAAGGAAGCCGAGAAGTTTTCCAAATTCGGCATCGAGCTCGACATCCCGGGCACCGACATCAAGGAATATTTCGCCCCGCTTCTGCCCTGGGAGATATGTGCGGTGCAGGGCCAGACATCCAACGGCAAGTCATTCTTCATGAACTGGTGGATACGCTGCATGGCTGCACAGATGAAAGCGCAGGAACGCGACGAGATCATCGTCAAGGTTTCCGTAGAGGAAAGCATTGAAGCCATGGCGTTCGAGGAATATTCACGATTGCTCAATGTCCGTCCCGCCGATCTCGCAAGAGGAAAATTCACAGACTGGTCGCGCATGGAATGGGCGATGACCGAGATCGACACCATCCAGGTATGGCGCATCGCGGACAGCGCAAACAGGCCCGAAGAAGCACCGGAACTCTACCTTTCCAACATCTACCGTTGCATCAAAGAATTGGCGGATGGTAAAATTACAGGTGATAAATTCAAGATCGCCGCAGTTGTCGTAGATTATCTACAAGCCCTTCCAATTGACCCCGAGGTGAAATCAGCTTCACGAGAGAACCAGAGACGCCTGCAGGTTGCCCAGGATGTGTTCAGACTCCGCAGCATGACCACGCACTTGAAGGCACCGATCATCGTAGGCATCCAGGCAAAGCAGGATTTGCAGGGCAATAACCCGCCCTTGATGATCCCGGGCGTATACGATGGGCTGGAGACATCCACGATCGCCACCAGGTTTGACAGGCTCATGTCCCTTTGGATGCCCAAAACGACATCCATCGTAGGCACATCGCTCAATCTTCCCGGTTATGGGTCCGGCTATACAGTCACCGATAATGGTTGTTTCTTGAAAGTGAATAAACAGCGTGGCGGATTGCCGGCTGGTCGCATCTGGGATCTCAAGATTGATTACTCGAAACAGGAATACATGGACGCGTTCCAAAAGACGCAGGCCCAAAGAGATGCAGAAAGCGAACGAGCGAGGTATTGATTTGGAGGGTCGAGGATGGACATCAAGGCCGCGAGGGAAAATTACGACTGTAGAGACGAAGTTGAAAAATGGATGGGGAAACCAGCGGGTAGGACATCTAAGAGTTGGGTATGGAAGTGCCCCTTTCATGAAGACTCGACGCCATCTTTTCACGTTTATAAGGATGGGTACAAATGCTTTGGGTGCGACGCTCACGGAGATGTCTTTGACGCGATTAGTTATGCCAATAAACAATCGCTATCGGATGTACTGAAAGGCCAACAAGTAGATCCCGCCGCAGAACTCGAACGTAAAGTTGCGTATGCCAAGCACGTTCAGGAAGACCTACAAAAAGATATCGAGCGCGCCGAGGCTGTTTTGTTCGAACTGCAGACATCGCGGTGCTGGGAGAAGTTCAATGCCGATCAGACAGATTTCTCGCATCGCTGGTGGGAGCACGCCGGCATCCCTGATTTTTTTCAGAATTTCTGGAAACTGGGCTTCATTCCAGACTATACCTGCGGAGAACACCACACGCCGGCAATGACCATCCCGATCTTCGACGTTGGCTGGGATTGCATCAATGTCCGCATGCGATTAGTCAACCCCCCAAAGACCGGAGATAAATATCGACCATATAAAGCCGGATTGCCAGCGCCCATATTTATAGCAGATCCTGGGAAACCGGTTGCCAACAAGACACTCGTTTGCGAGGGCGAGAAGAAGGCCGCTGTCGCATGGATCACCGCCGATGACCCAAGTCTTCAAGTGGTTGGGTTGCCAGGCAAGAACCCATCGCCCAGACTTCTTGAAAAATTGAAAGACTGCGACCCTGTTTATCTCTGCCTAGATCCAGACGCCAACCCAATGGAATTGGCGAAAGAGATCGGAACCAGTCGTACTCGCATTATCCGCATGACTAGAAAATTGGACGATACCATCCTCGACAACGGACTTGGCAAAACCTGGATGACATCATTGTTGAACCAAGCCAGAAAGATGTGAGGCATAAATGCTACTGAAAACAATCTTATTCGAAGACGGCGTTCAAATCGAAATTATCTGCGATCCAGAGAAACCACTGTGGGACCAAGAAATCAAGGTGACAGGCGATGGACAAATTGTAGCCAGTGTCCCAGAATCGCCATCAGGAGCGTGTACAAAAGGCGTACAGTATGAAAAGTGAGAAAGATGTACTTACGGACGTGGGGCGCATGAAAACGGCTAAAATGAGTTTGCGCAAAATCGCAAAACATTATGGAAAGCCAGTCACCCATGGCGATATCCAGCGCATTCAGGAAGGTGTGTTCCCGAAGCGGGAAGACAAAAGACATGCGCTTGGACTTCCTAAGACTTGCCCGTTTTGTAAACGTCCAATTGGCGAGAGGCGATCGCACCGCAGGATCAAGGGCCTGATCGACTACTCCGACAAAGCACTGAGAAAGATGTTCGAGAACCGGGAAGAAATAAAAGAGCCGATCGTTTAGACCGGCTCTTTTTCATTCAAAACCCATCAGGGTTTCTCTTATCTATCCCCCAGCCTGGGGTATTTCTTGTTTTGCAACCGGTACATCGGTTACTGGGGGAACGCTAGAAGGCGCGCCAACAGTAATCGCAGCGGCATTCTCGGTTGCCATAGCCGCAGTAACCGCAGCGTCTTCATGGGCTATGCCCTGAATAACCGCATAGATTACGGGTTGCCAGCTCCCGATTAGCCAAATGATGTTTTTGCCTACTTCTGGGGAAACGTACTGCCCGATGAAGTATGTGATAGACGAGATTACTACATCTACCAACATGATGAGGAATTTCCTTGAGTGAAACAATTGACTAAGCATTAACAATCTCCTTTTGGTGTGGACAGTATCCGTAAAGGCCCTTGGATTGATTACAGTTGTGACAGAGAATTTGATATCCTTCGGGGTAATTATTCATTTTTAACCACGCTGCCATCGATCTATTTTTAATCTCTTTTCTGTGCTTATAGCCTCCGCCATTGATGTGGTCAAAGGCTAAAAATTCATACCTGGTTTCTCCGCAACACTCACACTTACCGCCATAATGTTCAAGCGCCATTCGTCGTATTGCTAGTCGAGCCTCTTTTATCTCTTTGCGGCGAAGACGTCTATTTATTCTCGCCGCCGCGTTCCTTTGGTCACGATGTTCTGCACCCCATTTTTTGGTGCGGGCCTTTACTTCTTCGGGGTGAGCGGCTATATATTTTTCACTATTAGCCTTTACTCTTTCAGGGTGTTCTTTGTTCCATTTTCTGCTATTGGCGTTTCTTTCTTCTTTAGTTTTCATTCCGCCCTCCCGGAGCGTTTATCTGGGGCAGTACCGGGAGCACCCCTCTAGTCATATCTATCTCCTTTACTTCCCAATCAGAAAGAAGATGCCAGACAGGATTGCCAGGACACCCTCTACGATACCAATACCCCTGAAAGACAGGTCCAACAGAATTGCGGCACCCCAGATGATTAACAGGAATGCCAGTAGTATGATCGCCCAGCTTTTACCTAACATAAGTTTTCTCCTTTGAATGGATGGATATAGACACGCTCTAACGAAGCAAAAATATTATACCATTATTGAATGATTACGGCGTTCTCAGCAGTTGCAGGTAGATGGCGACTTGTCCACCTATTATGCCAAGTGCCGCAACTATCGCCGCCATCACCACCGCCCAAGTTCGAGCCGACATTTTTTCTTTCTTTTCTGCGGCTGCAGTAGCTAATTCGGTCAATGCAGTTTTAGTTTCTGACGCCAGCAGGTCTTTCGCGGCCTTTGTCTCAGTAGCCAGTAGTGACCTTGCCTCCGTGTCCTGCCTTGCTTGCTCCAGATGACTCTCCACCAAGTGTTGAAGATGACGATGGTCATCAACCAAACCGGGTTTACCATTACCGTTGACTGAACGATCTAAACTCGACGTGGTTTTTTCTATCATGTCTAACCGCGATGCGATCTTTACAAGCAGTACCATTGCACTTGGCTCCAATATTTCATCCATACTGCGCTCCTGTGTTCTTAGTATCTGAACAATGTAATTATATCAAACAAACTTTAATGTATTATTTTTAGAACCCTACCCAATTCGTGCCGTTATGGAATACGGGTGATTTCACTGTCCCACCACCCACAATAATTGCGAGAAATGCTGGGGCAAGAGCGTCGGTCACATAACAAATATCTCCTTGTGTACCTGCGGGCAAGGTAGCCACAGTATAGTTCTTCATGTTTATCAAACCTGCGACCGTGAGCTTTGAAGGAACGGTCGTCGTCCCGATGCCGACGTTGCCGGACATTTTCGCTACCAGTACCGGATGATCGGCTCCATCAAACCATGCCAGATAAAGCAAATTTCCTGTGTCATCTCCCGTGTTCCATGCCCGCACTGCTAAAGAGTTGCCTGAATTTACTCCTGCATACCCACGTTCATCGTATATCTTGACAACATCAGAGGACCCCCCGTTGTTTTTTATGTTATCAAAATACGCAACTGTAGTGTCGGCAATTAGAGCAACATGCAGTTTCCCGATAGTTGGATTCGTGCCGATGCCGACGTTGCCACCAGAGAAATACAAATTTAGAGTAGCCAGCCACGTTAGAACGTCTGATGAATTGGTATCGCGCATAAACTTCTCGAGAGCATTCAAACGCCTCGCGATTTCGGTAAAAGCCCCGTCTCTCAAAAAATCATCTTGCATCATTGTAAACCTACCTGGTTGGATCCGACTATGTTTTCCTTGCCGTTTTCGTCGATGGATATCCAGACGATCTCCACCTCGGCTGTCATATTCTTCCCTGCGAACTGAACGGGCAAGAGATCGCCGAGATCCCAATCCACTCCGTAGAGCGAGCGTGGCTGGGAAGGCGATCCTGGTGTGCTCAAGAAACTGGCGGTCAGCGAGAACTTCTTGCCAAGTGTGTAAAGTAACTCATTTGCTTTAGCCGTATCTGCTCCCGCCACCGATGACGACGATCCCTGGTACCGCAAGATGTTATTCCATCTGGAAAGATTTGTGTCCACGCCATTGACGGTTATCGCACCGACTTGGGCGATGGTGATCTCGTCTAGATAGTCCTCGTAGTAGCTGGTTCTTTTCAGGTTCCCGTTCTCTGCAGAAAACACAATCCCCTTCGTCCTGTCTATGCCGCGCAGGTCCGCATAGGTTCGGAAGATGTACCCAAATCCATTGGTCAGTCCGGGGCCTTCGACAACATCGAAGAATATCCTGCGATTGGTGGCCAGCGTTGCATTCATGTTGAACGAGGTCGCTTTTAGATCGTCCAAAATATCCCTGATATTTTTTCCTTGGAAAGACTGGGTGATTGAAGGACCGAGACTCAGATTCCCGTCAACGCTAAATTCTCCGAGTGGAACTACTTCGGCGTCCGTTATGAAACTGTCGGTTACGACGGCCTTCATTATGTTGTCTATGCAGTCGGTCTTTGTATATCTGGATGCAACTGCACCGATCACGCACCAGCGCCGGAGAATATCGAGGGGCGAGCGGCCGTAAAAGTCGATCATCCTTACGCCATCGTCGGCGCGATCGTAAACATTGTACTTGCGGAGAAAGAACGAACCCTCTCGCCTTTTTGGATATCCGTATTCCGGACTACGCCAACAATCGATGCGCATATCTGGTTGGAAGATAATCGGGACGTAGGATAAGTACGAATCAAGCGGAAGTCCTAGCATGATGGTGCCTAATCCTCGAGTGGTTCTCGAGAAACTGGCGAACGAAATATTCGGCAGGAGAGTTATTCTCCTGCCGCTATCGTCGCAGAGCCAGAATTCGTAGGAAGCGCTCAAGGCAACGCTCCTGCATTCACAGTTGAATCTGCCGACCAGTGAAGGGGATGGTAATAGATATACATGGCGGAATTAACGTCATCAGTCATAAAGACTGCCAGTTTATTTTCGCCAGGAACCAACGAGAAGTCTGCAAAATCCGAACCAGGAAGAATGGCGTAGGTCAAATCGCCACGCACCGAACTCCAAACCTTTCCCTTTCCGAAATCGAAGAAAACCTCTTCGTTGTCCAGTATGGTCATATCGAGATAGATACGTTTATTATTAGTTTGATTCTCAATCCACCGCAGATGTCCGGGTCCATAGATATAAATAACTGGTTTTACTTCTGCGGTCCCGTGGTTAACGACGGTATTGATTGCAGAATATAGAGTATCGTTTGTGGGAGGAGCGGCCGTATACCAACCAACATATATATCGTCTCCATTAAACCTCACATCCAATCCTCTGGGAACGGTTCCGCCATAGTTGTAGGCTATATCTAGGGCATTCCAGCTAGACCCGTTCCATAGCGCCACCCCCCCTGACGGAACTCCGCCAGCCACGGAGAAATTTCCAGCGATAATTACCTGTTCTTTTGAATTGATGTCAAGGGTTTGAACAAACGTCCCCGCCAAGGAAGAAACTCCGGCTCCTAGAGGAGTCCACTGAGTACCGTTCCATTTCCCAATGCAATTCAGTATCGTTGTTCCGGATGTATGCAATAATCCACCTGCATACAAAACGCCGGCGGGGGAAAGTTCTATGTCATAAACCCAGTTATCAAATCCGGCCCCTAGTGCGGTTATCAAATTAGTTGAAGGGTCATATTCCGCAACAAATCCAAGGTCATTTGTCGCGGACCCATTATTCTTTGTAAACTGTCCGCCAAAATAGACTGAGTTACCATCTTTGCTGATATCTATTGAAAAAACACCTTGCCCGTTTATACCCCCTCCGTCTCCGTCTACGCCCGCACCTGCTCCAATTGCGTGCCAAGCGCCATCAAACATAGCGATGCCCTTTGCGGGAAGGGATGCACCACCTGCGACGGTTGTGAAAATGCCTCCCACGTAAACCCTCCCAGTTGGATCGATGGCAATTGAATATCCGGTTCCGTTTATGCCCTCCAGACCTCCCAAACCCAAAGGAATCCACATTGATCCATCCCATCGGGCCACATGATTTATCGCCGCAACTCCAATATGTGTGAATGCCCCTGTTACATAAAGATCTCCGTTCGGAGCAACTGCAGCGTCTCGCACTTGTCCGTCTGCTCCCAAAAACGTGCTACTCCACTTGAAACCATCCCAATATGTGATTCTATTCAAATTGACAGTATTCAGATAGTCTTTGGTAAAGTCGCCTGTAACAATAATTTCTCCGCGCTTCCCCAGTTCAATAGCTGTTTGGAAGCCATTAAGTCCTCCGGCCATATTATTCCACTTGCCATCAACTCTGGCGGAAATATAAGAAACAAAACTTTCGTCCTTAAAATTTAACTGTTGCGCTACGGTGTTGTTTTCGTAGAACATTGGATCAATAGCCAAAAGCCGTATTGGGAATGAATTTACCCATGAATTGCGAACATCCCAACTACCCTCCAACCCGGCTTCGTACCGCACGGGTATAAACATCTCGCGCGCGCCCTCCTGGTAAGACATTATAAATGGCTCGTTGCCGCCAGTTACATCGGGTTTGAAGATGTCGATCAACTGCTGGCGAAGTTCGTGAAGTTTGCTGATATTGGGTCTGTTGCCAATCCTCAAACCTGGGCTCTTTACATTGAAAGAGAACGTGATCACGCGATCCAATATCTTGGTGTTCTGGTAATACGAACCTGGCGACAACGCCCAGGATTGAATATTGTTCTGCAAAGGTGCCATGCCCATGCCACCCATGACTGTGACGTAGATATTGTCGTCCTCTCTACATGGTCCAGCCAAATCAATCCACCTTCCTCCCTGGCGAGTAGACGGGTCGCGCGATGCGTTGGAGGCGCTATCCATGATGTTCCACCGGCAACCAGGTTGGTCGCCGTCACAGTAAGAAGTTGAATAAGCCTTGCGCTCCATCTGGGCTGCCGTCACGTAGAAAACTCTCGCCTTGGCGGGGCCATCGGTTTCGACATATAAACGCATGTCATCTGAACCGGTTGAATAACCAGAAACTTCCAAACGCGTCCAGCGATCGGATCGGAGAGCGACAGCAGGTGATACCCATTGTTTCCCCAATCCCTCAATCAGGCGCAGATGGACAGATCCAGTACCGCAGACGTAAATACTGGCTGCAATGGGTTCGGAGATCCCTACCAAATCACTAACTCGATAATAGGCGCCTTCGCCCATTGCCAACCCGCTTGTTGATATCTGCAGGGATGCAATGCCAAATAGTGCGAAGGTGAGCACACGTGTTATGACCGAACCCACCGCATTCCAACCCGTTGTGTCATAGCGTATGGATGGGTTTTTGACATAATTGGTCGTAGCTTCTGGAACTAACAATTTCAAATTTGCAGCCATGTCTCTCCTATATCATAGACGCAAGAGATTTCAGCATCTTGAAGTCTGCGGCCAGATTCTCGCTGTTTGCACCTGAGTTTATGGTCAAATTCATAGTAACTGTGCTGGTGTTGGAATTCGTTGTAGACGCCAAACCCTTTGAGATTCCGTTATCTTGTATAGCATTCGAGCCGGAATCTGTTCCGCCCTTACCACCGCCACCTCCCCCGCCACCACCGCCACCTCCCCCGCCACCGAGTCCGATGAGTGCCAATAGAGCATTATACAGACTCCAAGCATCTTTTGCTATGTTGTTAAAAAGATTTGTTGCCACATCTTTCCAGGCGTTAAGCCACGAATTCATATCAAGGGCGGATATTTTCTGGAGCCAATCCCATACTACACCCAGTGTATCTGCAGCATACACAACCAAGAACAAGAACCCAGAAATCCAAAGACTCAATACCGAACTACTGCCGGGGGAAGCGAAAATTCCTCCCAAAATACCAAAAACCGTTGAAAGGGAAATTTTCAAGAGCTCTATGTAGAACCAGAATGTTATCCACCCCTGAATGAAACTGGCGATGGAGCCTTTGTTATCTATGATCCATTGCATGACGGGTACTAGGTGGTCTAGAATGGCCGTGATTCCACTTTCGCCGCCGCTCTTACCGCCCTCTCCTCCAAGTAGATTGCCAAGAACCTTGGAAAGAATGTCGCCGAGGGTGCTGAAAAATTCCTTGATTTTGTCTCCGTTCTTTTCAACCCAATTTTTGATCTCGTTGAACGCCGGCACGAGTTTGTTCTGCACCCACGGAACAATATTATCCGCGATGATATCGTAAATGCTTTTGAAAAATGCAAAAATATCGGGTCCGCTTTTGATCACCCAGTTCCAGATGTTGGTCAGGGCTGGAATTAATTTATCAGTAATCCAGGGGATTATGTCTTCCTTGATGGTATTTCCTATATCCGTAAAGAAACCGACGATATCTTCTTTGTGGTTGGCCATCCAAATGCCAAGCCCAGTAAGTCCACTGGAAATTCCGTCGACAATACCTTGCGCGCTCGGGAAGAATTTATCAAGAAGATCGGTGACTATGCCACCCATAACACTACCAAAGAATTGAGCAGCGCTGGTCATCTTTCCCCAGTTCGCATCCGACCCAATTACGTCCATGAGGTCGCCAAGTTTTTGTCCAATCGGATCAAGCATACCGGGGAGAATGATGAAGGCCCCGATCACGTCCCTGACTGTCTGAGTTACGTTCTCCCAGGCACCCGAGAATGTATGGGCCATGCGCACGCCGGCATCTTGGAAGCGGACTTCTTGCGATGTCATTTCATTGAAGGCGTCCATGAATAGTTTGTAATCGACACCCTCGCCAGGCATCATGATCAACTTGGTTAATTCCGCTGTCGTTATACCCATTTTTGATGAGACACGATCCAACACGTCTGCGAGTGGCAACAACGAACCGCGTGCAAGGTCGTTCATTTCGCGTGTAGTAATCTTGCCGCGTTGGGCCATCTGCCCCAGGTTGATAATCACGCGCTTTGCCTCGACACCTGTCAATCCCATGGCGGCTACAAAGTCGAGTGTGCTCTGGGTCAAGACCTTAGATTCTGCGGCCGTAAAACCGAAAGCCTCGGACATGCTAAATACAAATGCAATATCGGTGGCATCATACGGGGTTGTAGCAGCCAGCGCCATAACCCAACTCATTTGTTCTTTTGTGATAGCGACAGCCTGCGTCATGGCATCCGTGTAGGCAACGCCGGCATCCACAAGTACCTGCATATTAAATCCTTGCAAGCGCAAAGTGATCGTCTGAAATTCTGCGCCCGCATCAAATGCGGCCTTGGCCAGATCTCCGAGAGTTCTTATTGCCCATTCAAGAGCATCCCGCAACATGACCCCCAAGGCGGTTTCTGCTACATTCAGTATTTCACGACCAAAACTTGAGAAAGCATTGGTAACAGAATCTATTACACCGGCGAGGTCGGATTTGAGAAAGTTGGACTTAATGCCACCAACCGCGCTATTGATCTGACCAATATCGCCGAGGAAGGACGAGAGTCCTTCGACTACCGCTTCAACTCCAACAAGGTCTATAATTATCCTCTTTTCTCTAAATAATCAATTGCCTTTTTTAGGTTATTAACGTTGTCTTTTAGAAAACCAATTCCGGTATTGCAATGCGTACAAAGCAAACCGCGAACTTTATTTGTTTTGTGATCATGGTCTACCATTAATTTATCCTTATGCTCTCCACAGATCAAGCACTTTCCTTCTTGCGCTTCATACATTTCGTTGTACTTATCAAGGGACAGCCCGTAAAAAATCTTCAGGTGACTATTTCTTTGACATTCTCTTAACCTGCCACTTGCAGAACGCTTTTTATTTTTCTCCATTATTTTATCTGGGTGTCTCTCATAATATCTTTTTAGTTTCAATTTTATAGCATCGGGATGTAGGATTGCCCACTCTTTGCCATATTCAGCCATTTTTACTTTATGTTCGTCCTCATCTCTATACTTTTTATGCCTTATGGTTATCTCTTCTATGTTTTTAATATAACGAATCCTATCGTACTCGCGCTTCAACAGCTTGCGTTCTTCGATGGTAGGATCCATTAATCTAATCCTTTTGAGTTTTAGCGATAGCCGCTTCTTCTTGCAAATTCTTTACGGCGTTGTTAATTCGCCTCAAAGCGATGATCATGGCCTTCTCGTCAACTTCCATTTCTGACCATGTTTTTAGGCCAATCCCGTGTTCCAGTCGCGCCGTGTGTTCTTCGTAAAGAGACACGATGCCAGAGATGGGCGTACTGACTAGAATTCCTGCGCTGACGCCATGTGCCAATTCTATTTTGGTGACTGAAACATCGATCTCGCCATTATACTTCGTGACCTTCAGGAAATTCATCGGCGGCATCGACTTTTGATTCCGGGATTCCGGAAAGTCCGCCCACCACCTCCTTGATCAAATTGAGGTCATTGGTATCGGGCGCAGCTTTCAGTGTGACCCAGGTCAGGTAGCGCCACATCGAGTTTTTATCGAAGACCGGCACTCCGAGAAGTTTGTATTCATCCAACCAGTCGTTCTTTTCTGGTCCCGACATTCCCTTGGGCGCCTTCACCAACTCGGTTCCCAGGATAATCAGGGCATTCAGGGTTGAATTGGAGAGCTCAACCTTCCATGATTTCACGCGATCGATGTAATCCGGATCCTCTGGATTTTCCATCTCCCTCCCCATCTCTTGACTCATGTAGGTGGGAATTTTGGGGCGTGGGTAAGACGCCATAATCTTCAATAGGATCAATGGAGGAACCTGCTTACCCCGAAGGACAACACCCGTACTCAAAGTAATGGTGTTGTCCTCGGGTTTCTGAGCATTTTCAACAGCTTTTACAGATTTAATATCCGCGTTCGACATGCTTCCTCGCTTCCTTTCACTATTATCCGTTCGTCATCTTGACGATTATTCCGGCTGAACCTCCGGCTGCCAAGCCTGCCGCCCAGACTGTGTTTGCATACTTACTGCAAACAGTAATATCGGTCAGGGATGTGTTGTTGATAGGTGAAGCTGATTTGCCGCTTGGGAGTACAACCCATTCGTTGCCAGCGGTGATGGTGCGCAATATGTAGGATTTTCCGGCATCGCGCGCCGAGATGTAACCTTCGGCTTCTGAAATAAACTTGATTTTGTCGATCTGGACATAAGTGTTGGGCAGAGAGACCTGAACCCAAGTCTTTCCAGAATCTGTGGTCAACCAGAGCTTGCCAGTTCCGCCAGCGCCTTCGCCAACGAACCATACGGTGGGACTCCACATCCAGCAGGCGCCAAGTACCAGACCAATCGCAGGGCCAACCGGGGTGCTCCATGTTTCGCCACCATCGGTTGAAAGAACGACAGCGTTGTTCTGACCAACAGCGAGAATGCGTTTGGTATCGTAGGCATGCACAGACAGCAACTTGGCAGTCGTAGCAACGCCGGCGTCCTGAACAACTACGCCGTTCTTGTGATTCTGGGCGAAGTAGATGTACCCACCATCGCCGACGATCCATGTGTGACGAGGGTCGACAGTCCAGATCGCATTCGGGCACTTGGTAGCGACAAAGCCTTGAGTAGCTTCGGCCCAAGTGTTTGTGCCGGCAAAGATAAACTCGAGTTCGGTCCAATGGATGCCACAGGAGGTGTTGGAGATGTAAACAAGATCGTCGCCGATCGTGGTGCCATCCGCAATCTCTTCGTTCGAATAGAGTGTGGTGATCGACTGTGTGTTCCACGTATTTCCGCCATCTGCGGAGTAAAGCAGGAGCGGCTGTGTGCCAGGAGTTGCAGATGCGCCGGCCATGGTCGCAAAGACACGATCGCAGGGATCCGGGCAATCTTCACAGTCATTGCCAGTGTAAACGTCGATCGTGTAGATCTGGCGTGTCGTGACGTTGGCACCCTGGCGTTCCTGCGACATATACAGGTATTCGTAATATTCCTCGGCGCTCATGTCAACCGATTCGTTTGTCTCTTTGGCTTCATCGAGACCAAAGGCACCAAAGCCTTCGAACGCATGGCCTGAGATACGACCATCGGGGAAGTAAACCCACTTCTCTCCGCCCTCGGAGAAGTCCTGGGGGTTGCCGCACTTGCCGGCAAGCGCATAGAGATCAACACGACATCCTCGGTTCTTCCAACCCAATAGGATTGACTTTTGAGCCGTTGTGCGGGCCGCTACCGCTAAAGTAGCGCGGTCTATGCTACCCGGGACAGTTCCAACCTGAATATCGCGGTTGAAGTTGTTGGGATCAGGCGCGGTGATTTTCTTTGCCTCGCCGATCTTCTGGGAAGGATCGGTCGAGAATTTCCCGAGTGAAAGCATTTGCGGGGAACGCGTTGGATGGACGCCACCCTCTACGAACCATACGCGGTAATTTACGCCAGAAAATACCTGTGCATCGGTCATGGCCTTACCTCCTGATTAAATCTAAAGAACATTTCCATCAGTTTTTGCGAATCTATTTGGAGAGCCTCTTGCAAAGCACCAGTCATTTCTCTTTGTGCCTTGACAGCGGCTTGGTAGTTTAATATTCCGCGAGCATACAGGACGTTATGCAAATTAGTCGCGAATGGCTCGGGGAGACCAAGTTCGTCTACGAGTCCTTCGGGTGGCCCGATAATAATTACCTGGTTCTCGCCGTTTGAAAACGCTTTGTACCTACGACCACGCTCGTCGGTATGCTCGATTTGATTCATCTCTGTAATTATACTCTATTTGAGCCAAGACCAATTCTTTCCGCTCTTTATATCCAATATTGCTGCATGGCGAACCCCAAAACCTTTGGCAATGTTTCGTGAGGATAACCCAAGATCAATTAACTTTCTTATTTCCTTCACATTGCTCTCAGTTAGCTTGGCCTTATTGTTTCCTTCTCCACGCGCAGATCTTCCTTTCAATCTCTTATCGTGTTGATTTTCTGCTTGCGTTCCAAGGAATAAATGATTTGGATTTACACAGGGTGGATTATCGCACTTATGGCAAACCACCATTCCGTCTGGAATATCTCCAAAGTGTATTTTCCAAGAAAATCTATGGGCACTTATTCCTTTACCCCTAATTGCAAATGATCCGTATCCACGGGTCTGTTTACATCCGATCCATAACCAGCAATCGCCTTCACCTCTTTTGTCAACTCGAACCCAAAATCTTAACAACGCCCTTTTGTTTAGTGCTATACTATTCATGGTTTGGGCCTCCTATTGACCCGAACTGGCTACCGAGCGTGAATGCACTCGGTAGCTTTATTATATCCCTACTTTATTACGCGGATACCATTTCGATGTATTTGCTTGTAGGCATAAAGAGCTCCGAGACTCGTCCCCAACTTGTTGCTCATTAACTCTGCAGTGACCTTAAATCCCCCCTCTGACATTGACTCAAATGCGGCGTCGCGTCTCCATTTTTCAACCAGCTGATTCACGTTTGAACATCCGCAGACTGCACGCTCGAACTTGGATACCGCAAACACAGCGACAGCGAACTCCCAGTAGGCCGACATCTCGACGTAGGGACGGGCCACGGTGTCGTCTTTCCAGCCCGAGTAGTACCATAGGCGCACTTGTTCCGGATCTCTACATGCGCTCCATGTCGAACCGTCAAATTCTTGATTGGTGATATTCCATGACGCCGACGTTGGAACAATTATTCCCAAGCGAGGGTCGCGTGAGTGGAAACAGCCGGCCTGAGTTGAAAGTTGGCAAGCTACGCAGGTTCCGCAGCAATCGGCGCCTCCGTTTTCCCACATGAACTGCAGTTGGGTGGATGGATCGTTGCGCACGCGATAGACATCGACGGTGGTCTCGTAACTGGCCGCAACGTCGCCATCCAATGGAGCAGCATCCAGGCGTTCGAGTTGAATGACTGCCGGCACTTGCCATGCCTTGAAGGTGATGGTTGCAAATCCGCCCGAGATTGCAACCTTTGCGGGTCGAATCTCGTAGTTATCGGCACCATCATAACCGGTGAAATATATTCTGACTTCGTTGATATCCGTGAATGTGACCGCAGATGTGACTGTGCATAGTTCGGTATAGCCGTCGCCATCTGCGTCGGATCTCACAATCGCTGACGCCATCTCCAATAGAGTCTTTTCCCTTATGCCCCCCGAGAGCATGAACGCATGCTTCGCCTCGACGCTCTTTCCCAAGCCACGTGTGTTCAAACCATCCAGACCAAACACACCGGGCATCCCGGGCTTGGGATAATCAATACGTTCTTCGGTGGTCCAAGTTGGCATCAAATAGAAGCCGGCCTCGGCCTCCATTTCCATTTCGGCAGCCTGAATTGCCTGAGCAATCGTTTCCCGACCTACGCGATCGGAGTGTTGCCAATCCCATTGAAAGAATATATCCCCGCAAACATTGTTGCGAAAGAACTCGGACGACAGGCCATTGAATGCCATCGGATTAAGCCCGATGATCTGGGCGAATCGATCAAGAGATAGTTTAGTCGTTATGCTGGCTCTGGCCATATTTTGTCCTCACTCCCAGCGCTTTCTTGAGTGTTTTGCGAAACAAATATTGGAATTGTGGCTTGGCTGGGTTCAGTTGGAATAGTTTGTGCATTGCATCATCCAAAGAAGAAGTACAGACAAAGAAGTTTATATCCGATCCACATACGTCACATCGATAGACTTCTATATGATAAACCCCTTCAAAGATTATCCTGTAGACTTCGAGGTCTACCCAAACCTCATTTTCACAGAATTGGCAACGGATTGGAAAATCCATAATTGATTATACCATCCGCCTTATGGTAAAATAGTTACATGAGGAAAATTTATCTCTCCGCCCACCCAGACGATGCCGTTCTTTCGTGCGGAGGTTTGATTTTTGACGACAGCATGGAGGGGGTGCAGTCCGAAGTTTGGACCTTCATGTGTGGATGTGCCAAGGATGTACCCAAAGAGCATTTCGAAACCCGAATAGAGGAAGATTTCTTGGCCGTTAGATCACTGGGCGCCAAGCCCGTTCATTTCGGTTATCTGGACGCACTCTACCGAGAGAAAATGGATGGCAGCAAACTCTATGGCGGCGTATTCTCCCATCTTGATCCGCAAGACACGGGGACAATTGAATCTATCTCAAAAATGATCTACTTGAACAATGAAGAGGGCGACAAATTCATGTGTCCTCTGGCTGTCGGCGATCACGTCGATCATGTCATCGTCAGGCGGGCGCTCGAACTTCTTCATCTTCCCACGACCTACTACACCGACTTTCCTTATATCGAATATGTTCCAGAGAAGCTGGATCAGGCTGTTGAGGGACTGGCGAAATATCCCGTAACCGTTTCAACCGAGGGCCTCAAGAACTGGATCGAAGCGGCCTGTATGTATAAGAGTCAGAACCTTTATCCGACCCAGGAAATTACGCGCCAGAAGATAAAAGAATACTGGGCGCCCATTAATGGCATATTTTTATGGAAGGCAAGCGAACAATGAAACCAATACCTGCGGAAGCGTCGGGGTGGCAATTTAACCCGGAAGCGTGTCCAGATCAAGATTTTATCGAGTATCTGGAAACAAGCGAAAGACCTACGCCTGCCGTGATTTTCCACATGGGGCCAGGAATGAACCACATGGTTGGTCGATGGGCGGCTTCACAAAAGAACGTCTACGTGCGCGCCATCTCGCTCTCGCCGGCAGAGGTTGACGCATATATCCAACTTGCAATACAAAATCCCATCCTGAACACTAAGTACGCCGTCGACTTTGGCGACATACACTTGCTAACAACTCAACTCCTCCCCAGGATTGACTACATCACGCTATTTCATCTTGGCGAGGTATCTTCCCAGTTGGCGGATCCGGAATATCCGGGCAACTCTATTGCAGACACGATCGCCCTGCTGGCCAGACGAATGGCAAAAAACGGCCAGATGTTATTCTGCGCAGACTCGCCTGCATGGAAAGATATAAAGGGCGCAGTCGAAGTCAATATGGTCTACAGATATGAGTACGAGAGATCGGTCTTCAAGAGCCTGATTATCTACAAGAAGGTCAGGGCGTAATGGAATACCCGCCTCTCACGATCGGTATTTGTACCTACAAACGCCCTTGGTATGCCACCATGACCATTCAAGCCCTGATCGGCAAGATTGGCTATGCGGGTCCTAAGAGATTTCATATTGCCGATGGGGGCAGTCCACAAGAAGATATCGATTATTACCTTAGACTCACCAAGGAATTCCCGACCACCGTTGAAGTGACCAACAACCTTTCTTCCATGGTGAATTCATGCGCCCGATATGGTGGCGATCTATGGCTGACCGTGCTTGATGATTTCATGCCACAGAGAGTTATTGATGTCACCCCGGATGCTCGATTACTGCTTGAACACGACGAAATCGGGTCGGTAAGGATGGGCCGTCTGGCTTTCTGGGGGAACGGCGATAAGTATTCAGAAGTGTCAGCAGATCTGGTGTTGAACCAGGGCCTACACTGGTGGAGACTTGATAAGCAAAGAAGCGCTCGCCATTATATGTGTACGATCGGATTTCACATGTACCACCGTAGGTTCTGGGATGCCTACGGGGATATAAGGCCCTGCGATCCCAAGGTACCTGGTCAAGCAGAGTTGTGGGGCAACGATCGTTATTACGAACACGAGGGTCCGACCATTGCAGTTCCTATGCGTTTTGGTCAGGATTGCGCGGAATGGACGGAGCCGATCTGGCATATGGGGTGCTGGCGGACCGACGAATACGCCTCAACGGCAGGAAGTAGGTTTTGACATGTATAAAGTATCTCTGGCTGCGGTCAACGTTCCCGAAGAAACATATCCGATGATGTTCGATGCGCTACAAGCTGGCAAGATCGGACAAAGCGAATACATCGCCGAGTTTGAGAATGCGGTCGCTAAATACGTGGGTGCCAACCATTGCATCGCCGTTTCTAACGGCACGATGGCGGATGCTGTGGCCGTGGCTGCATTGAAGGCTACTGGCAGGATAAAACCGGTTGTGGTTCCCGCCCTGACCTTCATTGCCCAGCCAAACTCGGTCCGATATAACGGGTTGCCCATCGAGTTCGCGGATATCAAGGAAGACTGGACGATGGATTTGAGGAATGTTCCAGAAGATTGGATAATTTTTGGAACAGACCTAATGGGTCGGCTAATGATCAATAGGACGGATATAGAAGATGCCTGTTTTGCAAAAGGTACGCAAATAAAAACAATAAGAGGAGACAAGGGCATAGAAGATATCAAAGAAGGAGATTTGGTATTAACAAGAAATGGATATGAAAGAGTTACTCGATCTTGGAAAACAGGTACTAAAAAAGTAATTAGAAAATTAGGAATAACCGCAACTCCTGACCATCCGTTTATAACAAAACTGGGGTCAAAAAGGCTTGACGTTCTAAACGTATCTGATATAATATATGTATGGAACGAGAAACGATTGTGTATCGAGGAAAGACATATATCAGATATCCAAAATCCCTTCTTCGAACTAAAAGGGTATATTTTCACACGCACTCAAAAGACGATCCAAAAGGTTTTCCGCGCGCCCTTCATGTTCAGATATGGATTGACAATTTTGGGGAAATACCTAATGGATTTCATGTCCACCATAAAGACAAGAATCCCCTTAATAATGACGTATCCAATCTTGAGTTACTCAACTCTACCGAGCACGCTGCAAGACACATTAATGATCCCGGAAAGATTGAAAAATTGCTCAAAAACCTTGAGTTGGCAAGAGTTGGAGCAGCAGAATGGCACAGAAATCCTGCATTCAAAAACATTAGAGTTGAGGGCGGAAAGAAAAGTTGGAAAAAAAGAAAATCGATTACTAAGGTTTGTCATTATTGCAAAAAAGAATACCAAGCATTTTATCCAAATAAGTCTAAATTTTGTTGCAGGGATTGTAAAAGCAAGGGTAGATACATACAATCTAACCGTAGAATCGACCCATGAGTTTTTTGCAAACAACGTGTTAGTGCACAATTGCGAGTCTTTTGGAACTTCATTCTACGGCCAACGCGCGGGCACGCTTGGAACGCTTGGCACTTTTTCATTCTTTCCGTCTCATACAATTTCAACTGGCGAGGGCGGAGCGATCGTCACCGACGATCCAGAACTAGCCAATCTGTGCCGATCAATAAGAGCCCATGGGTCCGTATCAAGCGACCCCATGAATAAATTCCACTTCCCCAACTTCGGGTTCAATGCGCGCATGTGCAGCCTTCAAGCTGTGTTGGGCATTGCTTTGATGAAGCACATCGATGAGTACGTTTCAAAACGGCGAGAGAATTTCCTTCTCATGAAGGCAGCCTTGGGCGGGTTTGATGAACGTCCTGGCGAAGAAGTGGTTCCCCATGGATATCCGATCGAGTTCGCATCTGAAGAAGCCAGAGATGTGGCAATGCGGAATATTTTGGAAGCCTCTATCGAGTGCCGCAAATTCTTCTCCTGCATTCCCATGGAAGAACAGCAGTACAAGAGTTTCAGATACCTCGGGGAAGGTCATTTTCCGGTGGCGTCACACGTTGCCCACACCCATCTCTATGTGCCGTGCCACCAGAATCTATCGAAAATTGATGTTTACTGGGTGATCGATACAGTATTGAATCAGAAGGGAATTGTCAAGAAAAGCGGTCAACCAAAATGGCAACCGTGGACAAAGCAAAAGGAAGCGCAAGTATAGTTGCAACATCTGGCGCAAGCACATACAGGACAACCCAACCAGTAGCTACCCATATCGATGCGCACCAGACGCAGGAAAGCAATTCAGCGAAGAATTTAGAGGGGATCATCTGAACCTGCCCGTCGGCGTCGTGCGTGATCCCAGACCGCTCCCGCAGTTTTTCAAAGATATGAAACGGCCCTGCTTCTTTTGTAAGCAGTGCTGAAATTCGCCATGTAGCGAGGGCAAGAATTAGGTAAGTCACGCAGCTATCGCTCCTACAATGACGGAAGGATCAT